TCGTAGACGAGCGCTCGGCCAACCGCCGCGCGACTATGATCACGACCAACTACGATGGATCCACGCTCAAGGCCAAATTTCCTGACGCCGAAACTGGGGCCGCCTTCGTGGCCAGACTCCGAGAGTTTTACGACTTCAGCGGGGAGGCTACCTGAGCGGGGATGAACGGCGAGCATTCATCGATCATCACCTCAGTGAAGCCACCCTTGTCCCACTCCAGTTTCATCACGCGCAGGTCTGCGATCTTCTGGTCGGCCTCGATGTAGCCAGCGGTCACCAGACAGTCCAAGATGGTTTTGACCACATTGTCCGCATCGGGCTTTGTGGTCTTCCATTCTATGTTCTTACAGGGTCTGCACTTTGGCGGCTGGTAAAACAGGGCCACGATAATCCTGAGGGGCTTATTATTGAAATAGGGGAACTTGGGCCTCTGGATCGCCAACTGGGTAAGGAAGGCAGACTCCCACTTCTTCGCGTCACTCTTCTTCATCTTGCCCACGAAACGGCGGCCATCTGTAGTCTTTAGGATCCGCAGGGCCGACTGGTGGGTAGTCTCAGGCGGGGCGATGTCGAAGTGCAGGGTTTTCATATGCCGTCAGTAGTTGACCATTTGAGACAAGTCGAGCAAAGTTCGGGTATGGACTACGAGCCTCAGCCAGATCGGATCAGAACAGATGTTAAATCCCGCCACAGGGGTACCAAGATCCCTAAGGAGAAGCGCGCGGAGATCGAGAAGCGCCTTGAGCAGGGCGAAGGGATCGTGGCCACCGCGAAGGCTGTCGGATCGTCCGAGCATACTGTCTCCGCGATCAGAAACGACCTGACCAAGAGCGTGGACACCAACGCTTGGAAGAAGGCCCACGGAGTCAACCTGATGGCGGCCGCAATGCGGATGGGCGAGCGTCTGCTGACCGAGGTCGATAACCTTTCCCCTTCCCAACTCCCATTGGCCATCGCCATCATTACCGACAAGGCGCTGGCGATGAACGATCAACCTACCACAGTCACCGAGCATAGACTTAAGATCAGCCACGATGATCTGGACAAGATGCTACGCGGGCAGGTGATCGATCTTCCCCCTTCGCCTCAGTAGTTCAGTGGTAGAACACCTGTTTTGTAAACAGGTTGTCGCGGGTTCAATTCCTGCCTGAGGCTCCAGTGGGCGTAGTTCAACGGATAGAACCGCCGCCTTCTAAGCGGCTGATCTGGGTTCGATTCCCAGCGCCCGCACCACCTTCAAAACAAAACTCCCACCTACGCGAACATAGATGGGAGAAGGCTTGTCGGCCTTTTGTTTCACCCAGCAGACGACAATCCGCTAGACCTTAGATCGTGAGGTCGGGGTCAGGTTTGTCAATCTTGGGGAACAATCGGCGCCAAAGGGCGAACAAGGCTTGGATCCCAGCCACCCCGATCAGGCTTAGGCTTACCCATATGAAGGCTTCGTGGTCAAACAGCCTAGGAAGGGCCGCTACGCCAGCCCCTGAGGCCATCAGGCCAATGGCCCCCATCTTGCCTACGCCTACCCAGTGGCCAAAGATCAGGGCAAAGGCGCCTAGGGCGATCAGGCCAGCACCTAGGGCCAGCAGGTAGGTATCCTGCTTCTCCCTGTTGGCGGCCCTCAGTTCTAAGTCCTTTTTGAATAAATTTTGCTCGGCCTCCACGCGGCGGCGCTCGGAATCCTTAACCACTGTCTCCCAAGCCGCGTTGATCTCCTTGATCGTCTTGTCGGCCTCTTCCTTAACCTTAACCAGTTTGCTATGATCTCCTGCCAGCGCAAGGGCGTGATTGATGTTTTGTTGAGTGGGCTTGTCCAAGTAGGATCCAGCGGCCTCTAGGAGTACCCCGACTGTCTTAGTAGGGGGAGTCTGCTCGGCCCCCGCGTTTACATCCTTGGCCACCTTGACATAGCCAGCCGCGCGCTCAATGGCCTTGTCTTGCTTGTCGGCAAAGGAATCGGCGGCCGCAATAGGAGCCTGAGCCACAGTAGGCTCGTCAGGCTTCTTGGTCGAGCAAGCGATCAGAGCCAGCGCGAGAGCAAGGATCGGAATCTTGTGAAGGCCCATTGGATTATTTTCTGAGTTTCAGAAACAATCGTACCCCAGATGCCAAGGCTACGATTCCTCCGATTATTAGGGTTAGTACGCATACGATTTGGAAATTGTTCACGATGCTTTCAACCCTATCGATGGGGATGCTGTCGCCTACATCCGTGACCACTGCCTTATCCGTGATCAGGGCCACGGCAGAGTTGGCGTTGGTGATAGCCTTGAACCCAGCCACGATAGTAGTCGCGCTCAACAGGCCAGCGATGCCGATGGCGAGAAGGAAGCCGCTCTGGATAGCGATGATAGTCTCAGCGGCGCTTGCGCTTGGGCTTTGGCTTTTCTGGCTTAGGGGTTTTTTTCGCATTGTTTACTTTGGTGATAACTAGTTCTACGACCTCAGGTGAGGCCATACCAGAGAGCGACATAATCAAAGCCTTGTACAGGCCAGACATCTCTACTCCGTGCAAAGCGAAGTAAACGATCACGCCGATGATTCCAGCCGCCGAGATCTTCCTAGCCCATATGATGGCAGGAGATGTCTGGTCAGTGATCAGCATACGCGCGAGCATACCCGCTCCTCCAAGCAGTGATACGATCCAGCCCCCGCGTTTAAAATCCTCGGCGGCGGCGCCGAAATCTGGGCTAGTGTTCATTTAGATGGGGTAGGGTCTGGGCCAAAGTGTTTCTTGAACCACTCCGCGTTCTTCTTAGGAACTTGGATCGGGATCAGGTCGTCAGGTGCGTGTAAGGCCATCGCTTTAATCCAACTTTCTTGCTGTGTCCTTGTCATCATCGCACCCTGATCGTGCGTTAACTGAGGTTGATTCCAACCATAGGAGCCATCGACCTTATACAGATGCGGGATCTCTAATGAGCCAGATATGCCATCGGTCTGTAGTCTCTTGTACTGAGCAACGAGGTCTCTGATCTCAGGAGTATCAAAAGATTTCCAGACCTCGGCGGCTTTGCCTTCTGTAGCCTTGTATGATATATGTATACTATTTTGTGCGTCCAGATCGTAGGATCCCCTTCCATCCCAGCGGCTGTCTTGCTTGTGCATCTGGGCGTCAGTCATCAGCGCCCAGAAGAGTCTGCGCGAAGGAACAAATATAACTGTGTTTTCAGAACGCTTAGGGGCGTACAGTTTCAGAGCCTCCTTCTCACCTTCCTTGGTGCCTTTCATTCTGGCTTTGCGGTTAGCCTCTAGCACCGCGTTGATCCGCGCTTGCTCTGCTTGCTGGGCAACGAAGCCTTCCCCTTCGGCGATCTTCTTCCGCGCTTCCATAAACTGACCAATGGCGCCTTCGGTTCCCATCTGAATGGTGCCTTCGTTGTCTCTGACATTCTCCCTTGTTCGAACGCTCTGTAGCGCTCTGGCCACTGCGTCTAGTCCGCTGGATGTGAATGTAGCCGTCTCAGTAGTCCCTTGGTTCCTGCGCTGGTAGGTGGTTGTCTCCGTAGTAAGGCTTCGCGGCCTGATCAAGAACGCCGCCTTCACCGCGTCATCAAGCAGTGTGCGCTTCTTGTTTTCTGGGGCCGCGCTGTAGTTTTCCAAAGCCGCCTTGCGAGGATCGACTTCGCCTCTCAGCATCTTGTCTTTCCAATTGGTCTTAGAAGAAAACACCTGAGCATACAGACGGACAGACGCGAGCAACTGTTGGAACGCATTCAGAGACTTGCTCCACAGGCTGTTGAGTTCTGTCGCGTACTGCTTGCCTTCGCCTTCGCCATTCTTCTCAAGGTGCTGAAGGATATCATCGAGCGGAGACTTCTCCATCGGCGGGAGATCCGTAAGGTAAACCTGAGTCTGCGGAGACTTAAGGATCCCAGCCACATACTCAACAATGGTGACAAAGTTATAATCCTTTGCCCAAGCGCTACCTTTGGGATCGCTGTAGGTACGCGGGTTTTCAATAGCGTATTTGTAGCCAGCACCACCTACATCGGGCAATGGGTTGGTAGTACTCATACCATACGGCAATTTTGTCCTAGGTGTTCCATCGGCACGGAATCTTTTAGGATCTACTTCGAAAGCAATGTCAGCGGCAGAAGGCTCTCTTCCAAGTTTCTTACGCGCGGATCTGACATAGATGCTATCGCGCATTGATGCCATATCGCGAGCCTGTGTGCCTTCAAGGATCCGCAACCAAGACTCCACAATGGTGTGGAACGCCGCTTGTCTAATAATGTCGCGTGTCAGTTCCTGTGATGTGTCGGCAGGTAGATCGACATTGTTCATCGACCTGTACAACTTACTAGACTTCGTGTGTTGCTCCTTCATAAACGCAAGCCGCTCGGCCATAGCGTTTCTCATTGCCGCAACATACGAAGGCGCATCCTTGTACAGGGCGATCTTCGGAATAGGACTGAGACCTTCCTCCGTGGCCTCTCCTTCGGTCATATTGAACCTTCTCTTTGTTCTGGATCCAGCCGCCTGTCTTCTGGAATCCATCAGAGAGGGGGGATTTAAAAGCACATCCCAACTCCTATGTTCGCCCGCGTCTCTATGCATCATAGAGCCATACAACATATGATTCCACTCTTCGATCACTGTGCTAAAATCTGGGCTGGTTGACTGCCATCTATCTCCCATAACCATCAGGTTAGTCTCGGCGTCAGCCGCCGCGTTCGATCTTTCGTTGCGTACATCGAGCGTGATCTGATTGCTTAACAACTCCCTTCCTAGGTTGTCGGCTCCTTTTTCGTAAGTGGTGCTAGAGTAAGCATCCATAAACAGGAACATATCTAGAGCGTTCTGTTCCCTTGGGGTCATCTTCTCCCACTTAAGATTGCCGTGCGCCAGTTGCCTTGTGACAAGATCTCTAAAATCTGCCTGTGAAATGGATTTGGAATCCGCATTTACATCGTGGGCCATCTGCCAGACGAAGACCAAATCTTCCAGTGTACCTCCGTTCTGGCCCCAGTAAGCCCACCAATCAGCAGACTGACCTTGCTTAATCGCGCCGCTTTTAAAGACAGAATAGTACATCGAGGACGCCATATATGGGTTCTCTTTGTACTTAGCCCCTACGCCCATATCAGACCCAGCCGCCATAGACTCCGCAGATCCGTAGCCTGAAGGGCTGAAGTCAGGCTTCACATCATTGCCAGCATAGAATCGGTTGATGTCCCTGACGACCTTGTTCGGATCCGTTCCCTCTGGGTAGGACAGGCCAGCCTCGCGCTCCCATCCGTTCTCATCAGGTCTGGTTGTGTCGCGCAGATCTAACTGGATAGATCTCTTGTCGTTGGAGTCTCTGATGAGATCCTTAATCATCGATAACTGGCTAGAGGTAGGCTTTAGGCCGATGTCTAGGAGCGTGTGGTCTCTTGCCTGAGACATACGGATAGCGCCAGTGGCTTGCATAGCCTTCACCATATTGTACCTGCTGGCTTCGTGCGCGCCTACAGGAGCATTGATACCATCGGGAAGAATTACCTCGCGGTGATCGGTGTAGCGCTGGCCGACAAAGTCATCACGGCCGTTGCGGCCACTAGGAACATAGTAATCACCTTCTCGTTTAAACCCAGAAGCATCCCTGCGGCCAGACAAGTCCAGCATAGATCCGTTAGGTAGCAGGTAGCCACCTTCGTAAGGGTCGCGAGTCAGGCCAAACTTTTCGATATTAACCTTAAGAATGCGATCAACAAAACTGTCCTCAGGGTGGCCAGAGGGACTGTACTTGCGCTTGGGGTTGATCTGCCACGCGGGAAGCCACTCCTTGGTAACATACTTTCCATTGACTGAATCGCCTTCGGTAAAGGCAGTCATCGATCCTTTGGAGTACATATCGCCTACGGAAGCGCGCGTATCCAGAGTTGGGATCATACCTTGTGCGTCCTGCTTGGCGGCCGCGATAGTGGGATTCTCTCCCATCACTTCAGCAAGAAGTTCTTGAGCCTTCCCGATCCTTCTTCCTCTGATAACCCCATCTTCGTTTGATGCGAAATCCTCAGTAACAAAACTATCCTTGGCCGCAGTGCTGTAGTCAAAGGACACCTGATTGAATCCAGCGTACTTAAGGCGCTCGACAATCTCAGATAGGAAACCTTTCAATAGTTTATTGTCTGCGGCAGGTTCGTTCATCGCTCCCTCGACCTGTCGTCTTGGGCCGCCTCTCATCGAGATGATGTCGTTGCCAATCGGCTTTGCCCTGCGGCGGGTAGGATCATCAAACTTAAAGAACTTAAGTTCAGCCTTACCAGAGACATCCCTGCCAGAGGCGCTTTCAGAAGTGCGGACAATAATTCCAAACACTTCCTTACCAGCGGCGTCAGTTAAGGACACTCTAGATCCCTTGAACCTGCCTTGGGTATCCCTGACGGCCTTCCTGTTCTGGGTGGCGTACAGGCCAGAAGTATTAAAGTCGAATCCACCAAGCGACTCGCGCGCTCTATCGCTGAACAGGCCGCCGTTCTTTAGGTTGGCCGTGTCGGAGGGGAATGCCTGATCAAATCGAATGAAAGAAGGGCTATATTTTCTAGATCTATCGATTCGGTAGATATCAACTGGGCCATTCTTTGTGGTAAGCGGGGAAGGAAGTGGGTTCTTGGATCCAGCAAAGACAATGCGAAGACCATCGTGTTCATCGACAGTGGTCAGGCGATCAGCCTCGGCGGCATCAACATCGTATTCGTTTTCGTGCAACTTGGTCATCGTGTCCACGAACTTGTCGGTCATCTTACGATGATCAGCCGCAGTCATACCCTGCTTCGGGATCCATAGTTGCGTGACTCCAGCCATCTTCAGGCGTTCTACGATCTCAGCAAGGGCGCCGATGATAGGCTCAATAGTAATGTGATCTGCCTTCTTACGCATCTGAAGGACAGCCATCTGCCTAGCCTCGTTAGGTCTGCCCTCAGGCGCCTCGCGGTTCTGCATCAGGTAGAACTCGGCCGCAGACTCGCCCCTGTAACCATTATCAATAAGCGTGATAAAGGACATCGGGTTATCCTTTGGGTTCATACCATTGGCACCCATCGGGGCGTCATCCATACCTTCTCTAAGTTCAGCGTCCTTTACCTGTTCGAAGTCCAGCGAGTAGTTACCAGCAAGCGCGCGCGCGGCGGTCTTGCTCCAGAACTGATCTCCGCTCTTGACGCCAGTCTCGTCAAAGAGGCGTTCAAACGGAACGAAGGAAGGCGAGTACTTTGTCTTAGGATCAATATTCCAGCCGTCCTCATCGGCTTCCCAGCCTTCTTGGCTAAGTTCAGGATCCTTGCCGAACGCATCCTTGATTGCCGCGTGGATATTCTGAGCATCAAAGGAGTCGTAGAACATACTCTTTGTTCCAGTGTGTCTAAGGCGCTCAAGTGTTTCTCTGACTACGGAAGTCTTAAGATCAGGGTGGCCAGCCAGTTCATCGACAACGATCTGTCTTCCAGCGGATCGTCCTGCCGCGAACCTTAGGATGCCCCTTGAGTCAGTCTCTTCCTTATACCACTTGCTCTCACGCCTTGAAGCAATTCCTTCAGGCGTCTCGGCAACGAAGGCTTGGCTGACAGTAACTTCCTTGTTGGGATTGGAAGCGGAGATCTGGAACGACATAACAATGTTACCTGTTTCCGAGTTCTTTGCCTCGACTCTAATATTGCCAGCAGAGTCGGCTTCGTATGAGACGATCGCGTTCCTAGGCAGGTTGTGTTCGGCGTAATCGCTGAACAAGTTGCCTCTTCCCTTAGATGCGCTGTCGTTAAACGCGCGCTCAAATGTGATGTTAGACGGAGAGAACAAGCGCGTGGGATCGACATATGTCGTAATGTTCGCTGACGCTCTTTCTCCTGTGTTGATAGCAATAGCCGTGGCTGAATCGCGCGTGTCAGTGTTATTTGAATCGTGCATCTGGTGCCGCGTGTTTCCTTCGCCGTAAGTATTTCTTCGGTTCTTAAACACGGCGCCTGTCTTGTCTACGATGTAAGAATCCAGCCCGCGCGTCCCTTCCCCAAGAAGGCCAGCCGCTTTAAACCTAGCGCCTACCTCTGAGTTAACAGCGTCACCAGCACCCTGAACCTCATACGCAAGATCATACATATTCTTTAGCGTCTGCGGAATGTTAAGGTGAGAGGCTAACGCAGGGTATGTAGATCTAACGAGACCCTTTCGCAGTTCTTCAATGCGATGATATTGGTCTTTGATATCTCTTAGTTCTTTCACTTCCAGACCACTAGGTTCCCACGCAAGACCTTGCTTAGACAGTTCCGACTGTCTATCGATATACTTGTTCCTGAGCGCATCAAATTTGCTTGTGAGCCAATCCCTAGTGTAGGCAAATTCTGAAATATTTCTATTATAAGGCTGTGATCTGAATGTTGCGTATGCCTGATTGATTTCAGCCATCAGCGCAGGATCATTAAGGATCCCATCCAATGCCTTAACAGTATTATAGGTAGTGCCATCCATCGCGTGGGTGCCACCAATGTGGCCAACATCAAATGGCGTTCTATTAGGAGCATCCTTTGGCTGAGTTACTAAGTTGGCAGGGCCAGCCACAGGGCTAGATAGGTACAGTTGCTGATCGGTAACATCGTTCGCACTAACCTGTCCGTGTGTGTCTGAGATCCTGTATGCGTGTCTTCCTGTTGAGGAAGATGTACTTGGCGCAGTGGCTACGATAGCGACATCAAAGTTTCTGGAGTAGTATGTTCCCCACGGCTTGTTTTGATGATATTCAACATTATCAAATCCGCTTGAAGTAAAATTAAGGCTGATCTCCGCGTCCATAGGAGTAGTAGACAGTCTTTGAATCAGAGCATTAAGGCGGTTAACAAACTTAGCCGTTCTATGTGAGAAGGGCAAAGGAGGACTCATCCCGCTTCTTCTTGCTTTCGGGAAAGCCTCTTCGATTGTTTTGCTATTCCAAGCGTGGAACTCAACAGTGGGGCTGTCGTCAGGTCTGTACTTGAAGATGTTCGATGAGTCTGGGTAGACTCCGATGTTGACGAGCGCGGCGCTATCGTTGGCCTTGATTGGGTTCGTAGCCTCGTTGACCTTGAACTTCTCACCATTGATCTCGATGGTTCGCTCGCCGCCCTGTGCGGCAACCTCTCCAGTAAGGCGGCCCCTCAGAATAGACTCAGCGGCCTTCTTCCCGACAACCTTGATAGGCTTTCTGTCGAAGGCGCCGATGATCTCAAAGATGTTGGTAAGTTTGCCGTCAGCCGCGCGCTTCTGGGTGATCTGGAAGTTCTTGTCTCCCCACACCACGCCGCCTTCGGACTGGATGATCGGGGTGGCCATCTTTTCCTTGATCCACTTGGTGGCCTGTTCGGCCGTAAGGGCTACATTCCCCTTGGTACTGGCCTGACCCTGTCCTGATGCATCGACTCCCAGAGTCTCCGTTGCCCTTCCTCCAACTCCGCGCTCGGTGCCAGTTGGAGACCAAGTCGTCCGATTATTCTCGAAGACTGTGGTGTCTCCTGTGAATAGGTCTCCTGTTCGTTCGTTCTCTGCGGCAAGGGCTGTTTCTCTTTCGAGTCCATTCTTGTACCGCTGAAGTTTGACGGCGAGGCTGACATCTCTGCCGATCTCGGCGCTGTTGAAGGTGTCGAAGGAGCCACGCGGGACTGTCTCGGAACTGAGGTGGAAGGCATTGAGTCGTAGTTGGGTTCCATAAACTGTAGGGTTCTGAGTGATTAGATCGGCAAGGCCAGTCTGCCACGCATCCATATACCAGCGGGCGCCTTCCTCGGAAAGAAGATCCTTACTCCCAGTCTGGATCTCCGAGATCTTGCTGAACTCTTTGTAGCGCGCGGTGATCTCAGGTGTGCAAGCGGCTTGGACGCCGATGTACTTGGTAAGGCCATCGATCTTCTTTTGGATCTCTTTAGCGCCCTTGCTGTTCGGATCCATCTTGGACATCTCATTGGAGAGTCTGGAGATCTCGGCGGCGTTGGGGTTGCGCGGATCAGGGATCAATGTGAACCCATCGATAAGCGGGTTCTTCTCGGAAAGGTGTTTCGCGACAAGCATTGCGTCTGCTTGAGACACAGAACCGCCAAACATAACATCGCCAGCAGGTCTAGCGTTGGGATGGTTCGATCCGACAAGTTCGGCAACGAAGACATCCTTCTGGGAATAGTTCTTAGCCTGAGTGACAAGGTAATCGGCCAGCAAACCAAGTTGATTTTGGACTGTAGGATTAACGCGCTCGGCCAATTCGTTGGCCTCAGCATTTTCCAAGGCTAACTGGGCCTTCTTCAGATCCTTAGTCTTCGCATTAATCTTCTTCTGCAACTCATCGCGAACTGGGATGTCAACGGACGCCGACATCTGTTCCGTGTATTGGCGCAGGAGCCTTGCTTCGTTGCTAACCTTTGTCAGTGCATTGCCGCGCGCGTTGGCCAAGATCGTACCCTTACCCCTGTGCGCGATCACATCGAACATCAGGGAGTGTTCCGCTCTTCCACCAGAGACGCCAATAGTCTGACCGATGTTCGCGCCTCTAAGGGCATTGCCTAAAGCGTCTGCGACAAAGCCACTGACCTGTTCGATCTTTTCCTTGGGGAAGGCAAACCTTCTGCCAGATCCTGCCGCGCTCATAGGTACGCCCTTGATCTGCGTCAGGCCAACCGCATCGTAAGATCCAGCGAAGCCAGCAACGATTCTGCGGATGTTCTGGTAGTCGTTGATCTTAAAAGGATCGCGAGCGCCAGAGAACTCAGCCATCGGGCCTTCGAAGGAAGACATCTCCGCGCCGATAGTCTTTGTCCATCCGTTCCTATCCCAGACCCCCTTTTCGTGGAACCAGATCAAAGCCTGAAGGTCATCGGGCATCATATCCGCAAACTCGCCGCCGCGTTCACGGAGTCGAGCCGCCGCTTTTTCAAAGACAGTCTGGCCAAAGAAGAAGTCGCCGCCGCCTTCCCACTGTGGGAACTCAGCAGTTCCGTGGTTATGCCACTGGTAGTCTACGCCACCCTCCATAGATGCATTAAGGCGCCAGATCCCTCTCTTCTTGATCTTAGTGCTGATAATTCTGTGAAGCGTTCTGGCCGCCCACACATCGATGGTGGCCGCGCGCGTTGTGCCAGCAAGGTTGCCAGCAAAATTAGGAGTCTTCGGCCCTTCGGTAAGTTCGTGCCACAGGTTGTACATAACCTGACCGACCTTAACAGTGTTGGCGTTGTACTTCTTCCCGCTCTTACGGAGCATCAAGTTGGCCTTGTCTCTAAAGATCCTGCTCTTGGCCGCGTTAAGCCCTTCGGACAACTGGGTAGGAGTCAGTCGGTTACGCGGGGTTGCGTCCAGTTCTTTAAGTGCTTCAACGAAGTCCTTTACCACCTGCTCAGGGATCGCGTCTTCGCCGTCTAGATTTTTGAAATTAACGATGTCATCCCATTCGTATTCTGTCTTGTTAATCTCGTTTGCCCTGTTGGCCGCTTCCTTTGCGCGAAGCAGGTCAACCGCTTCGGCCTCAAACTCAGAGACTCCGTTGGAATCTTTGCGGCCAGCCTTTTCGTGGACTAAGCGAAGTTGATCGTGGATGCGGGTGAGAACCTCGTTGTACTTGCCCTGAGAGAACATCGCCAAAGCCTCTTCCGCTTGCTTGAAGTTTTCCTTAACTGGGGTTCTGGCCGATGTGGCGCCCTGACCTTCGGCGAACATACCATAGACAGATCCGTAGATGGAGTATCCATCGCGCACCATATTCCTGTACCAGCCAAGACCCTTCTTCTTGTCGGGATCCTTAACCGCCTCAAGCGCCTCTTCGACAAGACGCATAGCAACCTCTTCCGCGTGTGCGTTGACGGCAGGATCGCCCATTCGGTAGTGGTCGGATCCAACAAGCATTTCCATCAAGCCATAGCCAACCTTCTGGAACTTAAGAGTTCTGCGGGTGTCGCCGACCTTGGCATAGCCGCGCTTAACTTCTAAGTCGTCTGCGGTATACTTGATCTCTTTTCCGTCAGCATCTTTCATTGCTTCTGTCTTGGGAGTTCCGTCCCTATTCATAGCAAGTCTGGCAGGAAGCAGTTCTTCATTGTCTCTCTGCATCATTTCAATTGCCGCTAGATGCCCTTCGAACAAACGAAGTTGCGGATGCTTTTCTGCCCTGAGGTTATCCATCAGGAGTTTATTGTGCATCTTAGTCGCGGCAATGATGGCCTCGGAACTATTTGCGTATGCGTTGTTAGCAACGATCTTGAACTTCTTAGTCGTGTCTACGAGCAGGTAGTTCCCATCAACCACTGCGACAACGATGCCCTTGTCACCACCCATAAGGTTTGCGCCTAGTTGATTCTGTCCGATCAGTTGGCGGCGCTGGCTGTCGAGACCAATGAAGTCTTTAGCCTGTTCAATTGTCGAGAACGAGTAAGGCTTATCAAAGTCATTTGCGGCCACGAAGAATCTCTTGTCCTTCTCTATGATCGTGTACTTGGCTGTAACTGTCTTTGAGATGCCGTCCTTCTTGCCGATCTTCTCATAAGCGTAAGCCGCATTGATCATAGTGACTTTCTTGCCGTCCTGCTCGATCACTTTAGGAGCGCCGAAGGAAGGAGGCGAATAGTTGCCAGCGGCCTTTGGATAGAAGTTGGGTTCGTTCAGGCGCCAGTTCCCAGTGGTAACCGACAAATCCTGCATCAGATCTAATCTAAATGTAGTGAACGCAAAGTCAGGCCCGCGCTCCCAAGCGTGGAAGGGCTTAATGATTGGGTTGTTGTAGAGGAGCGCTTCTCCGTTAGGGCCAAATCCACCCTTCGGAATGGCGCCCATAATTCTAAACATAATGTCTCTAATGGCGGCGCCTTGCTCGCCTCCACCAAAGAGTTCTGCGCTGGGCAAGCCTCCATCAGAAAGGTTCTCAGAATAGCGCCTAAGGTGGTGAACCATAACATCCATCGACCCCCCAAACAGATCTGCCACATTGACTACGGCGCCGCTAGGAAGGGTATAGGTATTGTTGAACTCATCTGCTCCGCGCTTCAGGATCACGCCTAGGTCGATGCCTGTGACCATAATCTCAAAGTGAGGAGTAACAAGATTACCATTCCGATCCTTGCTGGTCATCACGAACTCCATCTTGTACGGAACGATCTCCCTGAATGTGGGAAGCACCTGATGCTTGGGCTTACGAAGTTGTGCTACAGACCCATCGTCCGCGTAGTATTCGTGCGTAAGCGCGTTGTAGATAAACTGGATCTGACCGCCGCCGAAACCCTGTCCGCTAATGGCGTTGATTGTATCTCTTAGTACGGAAAGGTTGATGACCTCCTTGGGGAGCAACATCCCACTGTTTTTAAGCGCAGTAAGGCCAGCATCCGTAAGGACACCGATCCCGCGCTTGTTGCCGTGCTTGTCCTCAGAAATGACGATGCCAGTAACCTTCGGGCCTTGAGCCTCAAGGAGGCCAAGCATCATCCCGCCGCGCGCGGCTCTCTCCTGCTCTACTAACTCTGGGGACTTAAGTTTGCCGTTAGCGTCCTGCCAATGTTCAAGGCCAGCCCTGCGAAGCACGGCGCCAAGTTCATTTGCTGGGATAGAAGAAAGATCTAAAGCACTGCCAGCGCCCTTATTGGCCAAGCGCTTCATAAGATCGTCCATAGCCCTTTCGGCGACAGGATTGATCAGGAACTTTCCATCCTTAGTCTTAAAGATTTCACCGATTGAAGTCTTGCTCACTGCCTTATCGAGGGCGATCTTGTCTGCTCTCAGTCGTTCAGCCTTTTGTGCGAGCGCTTCCCAGAGAGGCTTGTTGAGGAACTTGGCGACAGTGCCATCGGAATTCCGCACGACAAGTTTCTCCATCGCGCCCATAGTGCGGCTAAAGTCAGACCCAACTTTCTGTAGTCTCGTAATTAAATCCTTAGTCTCTTTGCTGGATCTGATCGCGTTGACATCTCTGATGCGAAGGGCGATGCCCTGTCCGTTCAAGTCTTTCTGGGTCTGGAAATCAATGAAGTCCTCAAGTTGGTTAGTGAGCCGTCTGAGTCCATTTCCATTGCCGCCCCTAAACAAGAAATCGGATCTGTGCCTCTGAAGGTATGATTCAAAGTAGAATGCGCCGAACTCTTCCGCGTAAAGGTTTAGCAAGTCCTTAGCGCTCTTTACCTGATCGGGAGTCGCTTGCTTGTTGTTGATGGTGTCGTAGGCCGTCCTAAGGTCATCAGTGGCAACCTTTGCTCCGTTAGGATCATCGCGGTGTAGCGTATCAATATACAACTGTCCGAACTCACGAAGTAGGCTTGGGTCAGCGGCTCCCTGCTGTGCGACAAGAACGCCGTTTTCATCGCCGATGCCGAACATACTATTCCTGAAATATGAGATAGCCTGTTCCCTCGCGATCAGGTGATTGACCGCGTGGAAGACTTCGTGGCCACCCACTGTGTTAGCCGCCATACCACTGCTTCCAAGAAGACCAGCCCTGTCGGCGTTGATGTAAATTATCCCATTGCCAGCACCACCTTCGTGGAACACGCCGTTGTAAGCGTTCTGTCTGGTATTGATTCTAGATCTTTGCTCCTTGGTTCCGTTCAGTTTGATATCACTAAGCCACTTATTGATCTCAATCGACAGTTCAGCATTTTTCTCGCCAGCGATACGGCGCGTGTCTGCGGCAAGATCTCTTGTGGCGTCCGATGATGCTTCTGCGATGGCCTGTTGATGTAGGCGTTCAACCTCTGCCTTAAGTTCTCTCACTCTGTACTGTCTGCCGCCGATGTTAAAATCAGTATCAAGAACGGCATCGAGCCTCAAAATATTTCCGTTAATATGAGCCGTGTCGCCTTCCCTGTGGAAAATGATCTTGGTGTTGATGCCGTTCGCCATTTTGACGGCGCCAACAAGCAGGGGGATTCGGCTCCAGTCTCTGTCAAATTCAGCACCCTTGATAAGGTCTTCTACGATCTGTTCGCTGACTGTACCCTTTGCCATCTTGCGGGCATCTACAGTTGCTCCAGTATGCGTCCAGACTCCAGATCGGTACTGTGCGAAAGAAGCAATGCCAGCAGATGCTCCACCAATACCTGCGCCACCCCAGATGCCGTGGACGCCGCCACGATGGCCGTCCTGCATAAACCCAAGGCCATATCCTACGCCAGCGCCGTGCCACGAACCCTTAACAAAATCATAGAATGGAGCAGACATCGGCCCCATCACATTGGCGGCAACCTTTGACATCATTCGCGTGGCGCCAGTCAGGGATGTGTCTACGGCCATAGACTCCAATGTACTTACAAGTCCAGTACCAGTTCTTGCGGCTCCTCTGTAGCCGTACTTTTCAAGCATCCCGCCTACCTCTGCGGCACCTTTCCCGAAACCCCACATCGCCGCCAACTTAGTGCTTACTCCATATCCTAAAAATGCATCTGTAATGCCAACTGTACGCATCACATACTTAAAGGTGGCGGGGTTATAGACCATTCCCAATTTCGGCGCCATAACCTCAGCCAACTTAGAGAGTCCCTGACCAGCCATACCAAAGGCGCCAACCATAACTTTGCCACCCTTGCCGACCACCCATCCAGTTACCTTGGTGGCGGCGCCAAGCGTAGCACCCTCAAATGTTTGAAGGTAAGTCCCATAGGTGGCCAGTCTTGTGTTGATCGCATCCTTAGTCGCAATCCTGATGACTCCGTTCTTAGCGCTCCATTCGGCACCACGGCCGACAGCACCAAGCAATCCCATACCTTCGATCTGGCCAGCCTTAGTGATCGCAGAAGCGCGGCCTACGAGGCCAGCGGGGTTGATCCGCATCATACCTACATTGGTCAACTCCGCATTGAATGCGCCGTACTTGTACAGGGCCGCTTGCATTTCTTCAGTCGTGTAACCAGAAACCATAGCGCCAGCGCGCGCAATAATGTGGGATTTCTCCCCCCGTCCAATTTTTTCAACCTCATCTTGATTCATCATCCCTGCGTCAAAATTCGCAACAAGGACTTTGGGATCCGCTAGACTAGGATCTCCATTGATCATACTCCACCAGTCTTTAAATTTGCCGCTTTTAAGATGCCCCCAAGTGCTTGTCGGATCTAGGACTGGGCCAAACACTTGACGACCAAGCATCTCAGCGCCGCTGACGCCCGCGTCTACGACCCCTACACCAGTAAAGTTGACTCCCTTTGCAGTAACATCCTTGAGCGCATTAACTGTAATATTATCTCCGTTATCAAACATTCCGTGGCCCCACGCGCGAGTCATCCATTCCGCAGGATTGATCTTACCCTGAAGTCCCGCTCTGTTGGCATACATTTCATACGCCTTTTTTTCATCAGCGGTCAACTCTACGAGTTTCTGTTTCTTAGGATTAACAGTTTTAAAGTTCGGATCAACGAGGGATGAATTATAAAGTCTCTCCTGCCAACTGATTCCTTCGTCTAGACCTTCTAGATCAAAATCAGTGATTCTGAGTGGCCCCATATCCGTACCAGCGCGGAGCAAGGCGTATGAGTCCCCCTTTGCTTGTCTTACTCTTCTTTCAACAGACGGAACCTCTTCCTTGAGGGCCATCATAAAGTCAGCCATTTCAATCCTATTTAATGACGCCAGAATTGCTTGGAATTCAGGGTCTGTTTTCATCCCAGTTTTAGTCAAAAGGTCTGGGGTCTTTTTGACCTTTTCGATAAGACCATCTACGACTTCTTTTCTGTAAGCCTTCGGGTTTGCTTTAAATTCTTTGAGCGTTGCCCAGAAAAGTTTAGTGTCAGCAATGCGCTGTTTGTCGTTCTGCGCCATTCTTTCATCAGAAGATGTAGCCCCGCCATCCCAAGCGCCAAGAATCTGACCGATCGATGGATACCTGCCGATCTTCTTAGACTTAATGTAACCCCAACCAGCGTGGCCAAGATCCTCATACCAACTAGTTGATTCTCCGTAAGTGTTTCTAATTTGCTCTACGGCCTTGTGGTCTTTAAGCCCAAGGCGCATCATACCTAACTTGTCGTCATCGTTAAGTGTTCTCCAAGTGCTTCTATCCTTGGCGATCATTGCCCAATTATTCCTAGCGACCATATCCTTCTCTGTATCGGTTAGTTCCCTGTGGCCAGCGATAGGGCCGCGCTTTTCAATGCGATCCTTTGATTCAGCAAGAACCCTGTCGTAATGCTCATCGACCACGCGCTTGATAGCCGCGTCATCTGGCGTCAACTGATCCTTGGAAGGGGTGGCGCCACCAGTTACTAGGAATCGGCGAGCATCTGCTTCGTTCTTTTCCTCTTCTTCCTTGGTAATGGTAGGGGCGCCAAGAGGGGCGCTAGGATCTGGAGCGGCGGCTTCAGCGGCCTTCTTGGCTTCTTCCTCAGGCGTAGAAGCCCTAAGTCTAAGATCGGCCTCTCCGCTACCTCTAAAATTTAGATCAGCCATTAGTGTGTGTATCTTCGGAGGATCTGGTTGATCTGTTCTGGATCAAGACCAGAATTATTTAGCACCGCGCTCAGTTCATCGAGTTTTTTTCTGTAGTAAAGAGGGCCAGCGGAAGGGCCGTTCTCTTTCTTTCTATTGACTAGGGCCATCGACATTTCCGCTCGCAAATCATACCAGTCATTATTGTAAGATCGGCCATCTGTCTTTGCGGCAGTAATTGTGTTCCACCAGTTCGACAGATCCGATCCGTAATATCTTCCTCCATCAATTCTAGTTGCCGCGCCAGAAGAGACTTCAAGGTATCCGCTGTCAGTGCCAGTAGCAGGGATAGATGAAAGGGTGTTCCTCATAGAGGCTGTGATATCACCCATCTGCTGGGCGGCACGGCTAACGAAGTCGCTGGTTGCCACAGTTCCCCTTGAGAGAACGGCTTGTGCTAAGATCTTAATGGCGCTTTCTTCTTTGAGGTTAAAGTTTTCAGGGAATTGAGCGCCAATATCAGGAGCCAAAGTTCGAAGGTAATCCCAGTCTGTCTTGGACAGGACGCCAAGACCCTTGGCCTTAATTCGAATAAATGAAGCAACGGCCGTAGAGAATTGCTGTTTCTCAGCGTTGCTCATATCACCGAATGAGCGCAAGACAGCAACGCGGCGGCCATCTGTGCCTCTTTCATCTTCAGTGATCGTAGGGCCAAGCGCTGGATTTGCCGCCCTTTCTTCTGGTGTAGTCGGACGAGTGACCTGCTTGAATTCCACGCCAGATCCGTCAGCGGTCTTCTTCTTAAGCAAATTCGTGATCTGCCCAAGGGAGAACATCAGGTCGTTATTCGTCCTGATGTCTTCCTTAACTTTTAATGACTCTGGCTCGCTCAATTGCATCTGTCCTTTGACGAACAAAGAGTGCCTACCATCGTTCATATCGTGGACGACCTTGATCGGCGCCAACCCATCAATGGTAGATATCCCGAATGTCTGAGCGCTAATCTTGATCGCTCTAGCGGCGGTATTGGCAACCCACTTGTGGTAGTTCTCGGCGGCTTCGCCTGTCAAGTTACTGCCATCTGGCTTGTTCTTAAGCCACTCGACAAAGTTAGCATCTGGCTCTCTGGTGAGCGCACCTGTGGTCTTGTCCACAGTGATCTTGTAGCCATCAGATGTTGTCTCTCCGTCATAATAAGCCATTTCGTAAACCCAGCGCTTTGCCTCTGGAGTGACAGGGAGATCCTGCGCCCGCATATTTGTTTCCCAAGCGTTGGCCGCTACGAACGCATTTACATCCTTAGCGTTTCTAGCCGCAATGTGGGTAGGCTCGTACTTAAGAACAGCAGGGGCGCCTGTCTTCTTCGATTCGACTTCCGCATCGCTAAGAGCAGATGAGAGTTCTTTCTTTTCGAGTTGGAGCGCTCTGATCTCTTCCTTGATCGGAGTAGGAAGTAATTCGGGTGCGCCGCGTTTCTCGGTAAGGTCTCTGACCCTAGCCTCAATGTCCACAAGCCGCTCTCTTGCCTTAACAGGGTCAGCCATCAAAGTCTTGGCGGCAAGGGTTTCCTGATCTGCTCCAGTTACTGCTACTGATGCCTGTGCAAGCGCTTGGGCAAATTTCTCAGTAATAAAAGCATCTTCGCTATTAAGTTTGTCCAGCCTTTCAGTGTCGGCAGGAGCCGTTGCGGCAATTTGCGCTTGGATGTTTTGTTTCGCGGTTTGAAAAGCGCTTACAAAGTTAGCATCCATACCGACCTGACCGCCTTCATACACCTTGACTGCGGGTGGCAGATTGCGTGATCCAGAAAGAACATCAGCGCTTCTGATGCCTCTAGTGGCGTCCATATCCTTCTTGATAGCCAATCTCGCGTTGGATTCTCTTACTGCCTGTTCTCTAGCCCATCGGTCACCAGCCACTCCAGCGGTACCGATCTTAGACTGCTCCTCCTTAAAATCTTCGGCAAACTTACTCAGCATCGTAATGCGGCCGAGCGACACTGTCTTCTGCGTAAGGCTCTTATCCGTCCATCCGCTGATGTCCTTTGTGAGTGTGTCCTTGGCATCAATGATTGCGCGATAAGCCAAGGCGGCTGGATCTGTCGTATTAGCATCTGCCGCCTTTCCTTTAACATCATCTGGAGTAGACTTAATCTTGGCGTCTAGGTAGGCATTAATGTCTCCCGCCTTTGCGAAAGAAGCCTTAGCGGTTCCGTCAGCAACTTCGTGCTTCTGTTGGTTCTCCTTGTACGCGGCAATGGCGCCACCAATGCCTTCACCAATGGCTTTACCTGTGCCTTGGATGTTAGCGCCTACCTGAGCGTAAGCCTGTAGGAAGCCGTCAGGGATAGTGCTTACGCGCTGTCCTTCGTACTGCTTAGAGAAAGGTCTAGATCCTTCGGCCATAAATTAATCTCCAGTTTTACCAGCGCCAAGACCCTTAGCCCAGCCGCCACCAATACCACCAATGGCAGAGCCAACGGCTCCAATGGTAGCGGATTGGACTTGAGCGCGGGCGGCCGCGTAGGCGGCGGCGGTCTGCTGGTTGGAGTTGTTGAGATCGGCCGCGTACTGGGATTCTGGGTTGAACAGGCGCGGGCCGATGTTCTGGGAGAACCCGCTGGCGAACTGCTGTTGGTTCATACCAGCGTTGAAAGCCTGACCCTGACGGCCAAGGATGGCTTGGAAGGGATCAGCCGTAAACTGCTTGTTCAGGCCAAGGACGGCGCCAGCGTTCTGCCTAGCGGCCGCGCGGCGGGTTTCAGTCATTTGGTAGGTACCCAGCACATCGGCGGCAAGCCCCTGATTGCCCATAGACAGGCCACGATCAGCCATCCCGATGCGGGAGGTCTGGAGGGCGTATCTCTGCTGTTCAGGGGTCAGGGCGCCATTGGCGTTAAGGTCAGCCATAGCCTGAGCGTTAAGGGTCTCAATCAGGCTCTTGGAGCGGGGATCAGCATCAAGGTAGGCTTGGCTGGCCCTTTGACCTAGCATCTCTACATCCCTGATGTCTGACGAGCGTTGGGCCGATGTCGTAAGAGCCTCTGCGCGGGCCATAGATGGCATTACATCCTTCTCAAGGATATCGATCAGGCCACGATCACTAAAGGACGCAGGATCAGGCGGCGTGTTCTTCAGAAGGGTCAGCCTACTGATCTCATTATCAACGCGCTCCAGACCAGCAGAATCGTAGACAACTTGGCCTCTTTTTCCTACGCGGATCCCTTGCTGGATACCCGCGCGCTCGCGTTGAAGTTGGGCGATCTGGGCGTCTGCTCCAGCGGATGCGGCCAAAGCCTTTTCGTACTCGCCCCTGCTCGTAGCGCTCAGATCATCGGCCGTGACGCGGCCTAAGAGGCTGTTTCTGTACCCAGCCAATTCAAGGCGCTGGTACTGCGGTCTGAATGCGGCCTCGGCGGCATATAACTGCGGAGCCATTTGCACCTGAGCCTTAAGGGCGTCAGATGTTTCCTTGTAGTAATCCCTCGGAGGAGGGGTCTCTGGGCCTTTACCGCCGCCCATTGGAGTTTCCTCTTCGGATCAGTTTAGTAGCGATGTCGTGGCCATTCATAGCGGTAAAAGCGCCCTTGCGAAGTCCGTAGCAGGGCTTGCGGGTAGGGAACATATCTAAGTACATATGGGCAAGTTTATCGCGTGATTCCTCATCGTCCGCGACAACTTGTGCAACAAAGATACAGGTTTTGCCTACAGGTGGTTTCCAGATAAACCGATTCCTTGCGTATTCCTCATCGCACTCATACGCGATCATCGCGCCTGTGATCAGGCCGTCATCGTTGGTTACCCAGCCTCCGTTGCCCCCAAGCATATGGAAGGCTATGTATTGCCTCAGGTAGTTGTCGTCAGAGAACGAAGACTCCCAGAACTCAGGATCAGTGACTCTGCGCTTAACGAGATCTATGATCCCATCGACTGGATTGGCTGTGATCAGGTGTAGATTTCGTAAGCGTGGCCAAGCGATAATCCGATTTCGTGGTCAAGTGCTGTTGCGCTATTAACACTTCTGTTGAGATGAAGAGTGGTAGTCCTATTATTTGCAGATCTAAAGTGGACAGAATAAGTGCAAGCAACATCGAGAGTGTTAAAGTCTACAATCTTAACAGTTATCACTGCGGGCGTTGTTGCGTCATTGGCATCGTAATACGCACCAACGCCAGCCCAAGTGTTGTTTAGTGCATCAGTTGTATCAGGAAGTCCAACCGCAACGCCAGCGCCAGCGCCAGTAATAGGAGTTCGCGTCACAAGATAAACGCAATCAGAAGAGTATGTAGATTCGCCAAAAATAGTCCAAGTAAGCACTACTCGATTTCCTGCCTTTGCAGGAGTAAATGTAATGTCGAGCGGCGTTATTTTTGTACCCCAAAGGTTTGCGGAATTCTGGAGACCACCCCAGCCTGATGTGAGGACTGCTTGCGCTCTTGTCTGGGTAAAGTAATCAAACCTTGGCTTAATATCAAAACCTTTGACCTTCACATCGCCGTAGAATGTAGCAGGGGCCGCAAACGAAGTGGCGCCAGTGAATCTGGAAGTTCCGTCAACAGACGCATTGCCTGTGACGCTTAGATCTCCGCTTACTTTGGTTTCAGCGAGTTCAGTTTTACCGACAGCCTTAAGTCTTCCGTTAACAACGGCGTAGCCCTTCTGTGTGTAGGAAAGGGTTCCAGCCGAAGCGATCCGCGCAGGGGTGTAAGACAGTACGCCCGATGAAGCGGGTCTGCTGGGAGGGAATGTGGACAGTGTGTAGGTGAACTGATTGGCGTTTAGTACAGTGATCGAAGCACTGGCGGCGCTGTAATTAGGATCGCTGGCCGTAACTGTGACCGAGGTGCCTGATGTCAGGCCGTGCGCGGTAGAGGTTACTGTAACAAGAGCCTGATTGTAGGCAGGGGGAGTGGAAACGATTACGGACGAAGTCCACGCGACATTAGAAACGGAAGAAGGCAGAGTGTAGGTGAACGCATCTACCGATGTTACTGTGATCGGGGTGTCCGCGCTGTATGACGCATTGCTGGCGGTGACGGCCAGTACTGCACCTGTGGTCAGTCCGTGCGCCGTGGCCGTAACAGTGACCAAGGTTCCATTCGAAGAAACCCAACTTTTGTTAGTTGCAGTGACTCCATCGAATGCCGTCAGGAGCATTCCCTGATTAGGTTTTCCATCGATGACGGAGGTCTTAAGCGTATCAATGGTTGCGAGCGTAGCCGTGACTGTAGGCAGTGTGGTAGCAACCCTAAGCAGTTCCCTGACTCTCACCTTCCTCAATAGAGATGCGCTTAGATCGTGGAGAAGGACAGTGTCATTGTTCACATCCACGCTCGCGGTAAGCAACTCCGTCTTGGTGGACAAGAAGGTAGGGTCGATGGTTGTGGTATCGACTAGGTTCTTCAGTTTGAGAGCGGTGACGAGGTCGCCGTCTACGAAGTTTTGTGTTCTGTTTAAGTCGGGCATATTAGTCTTTGCTCACGACATTTCTGCCAGCGAGTGTCGCGTCAATAGTAACTCCTCTAACGGACGGCTGGCCAGTAATCATCTGGTACTCGACCTGAGCCGCGTAGCCCCTAAGGGCTATGGGGACTCTGCGAGAGGTGTCGTTCTGGGGTAGCGTCTGAATGTTATCTACCAAGATCTCCCGATCAGGGTTGATGACTTTCACTGTGGTTTTGATAGACCCTCCGTTAGGGAAGGACATATCCGTATTGACTGCGGAAAATCTTTTCTCGTACAGGCTTCCCATCGTAAAGCGCCTAGTGATCATACGAGTATCTGTTGCGGTTACTCTCACTTCCGTCTCTCCGAGCCACGCGCCAAACTCAATTGGAACAGTGGCTGGATCATCCTCAATGAGCGAAAACGGAAGCACAGGGGTGCCTAGGTTGTCAGTTTCATCTCCAAAGATATGCTCTTCTGTGAGGAAAACGCCACCTGAGGAAGACGCATTGACGCTGGATAACCCGCCTCCGTAGTTGATCAGGAACAGGCGCTTTCTAGATCCGTAGTTCACGATCTGAAAGTCATCGATATAAAAGTCTCTGCTTCCAGCGGATCCTGCGATTCGCGTTGGATATGTATCAATGCTCTCCCAAGCCTTGTTCAGAATATTATAAACAAACACCCTGTTAGGTCTTGAGTGCGGGACTCCGTCTATATCGTTGCCGCACGGCACGGCCATAAAGAGGCGATTGTCAAAGAACACTCCGTGGGCCTTGTCAATGTACTGCCTATTGGCCTCTGCAAACTGGTCGTTGATCGGTGACGACAACGGCTCAAGCGTGTTGATCGTCTTTAGATCTAACTGCGGCTCTAGCATATAGATGCCAGAGTCGGACAGGAAGAAGACATACCTACCAGTGTTCACGATGGCCCGCTTTCCTACGCAACCGAAGGAATTGGAAATAGATGTCAGGTAGGACTGCTGATCTGGGTTCTCCCCTACAGCGTAGGTAGAGTTGATTACCCTGCCCTTGTAGATCGAGTTGCGCTCAAAAATGATAAACTCGTTCTCAAGCCAAGGAGTAAACCCTACCAGTTCATCATAGGATCCTAGGTTGATAGTAAACTGGCCAAATGTCAGATCCCACGCGGTGAAGTCTAGATAGTCGGACACGGCCAACTTATCCTTACCCTGTTTAAGGATGATCCTATTGCCTTGGTAGATGGCCGAATCTGAAGATGGGAGTGAGGCAGATACGCCACTAATCACAGTTTGAGGCGCGACTGTGATATCCGTGCCATCAAAAATAAACGCTGGTTTTGCCTTCTGGATTATTGCATCCCCATTCGCGCTGTTATGGTTGGAATCAAGTTCGTAAGTGAAAGTGTTATTGTCTACTTTCGTGATGATGTAATTTCCCCTGAAAGCAGTGTCGGCAGACTCTGCAATAGTCACTTCGTCTCCTGTGTCGTATCCGTGAGCCATTAAGATGGTTCTGGAACTGTCTTCGTAAGCAGTAACAGTGACAAGGGTGCTATGGTTAGTAGGGAGATCGTACTTAGCAAAATATGGAATTTCGTGCGCTGGAAGACCTCTAAAGATGTACAGTTTATGAACTGCCTGTACGACAGATAGGCTATCCGTTGACGAGATCTCTCTTCCCGCAGGATAGGGGGCAGTCAGATCAAAACTATTGGTGGCAGGGTTAAATGTCCTGAGCGCGTCATCAGTTAGAACTGCGATCTTTTCATCTCCATCGACTGTAATAAACTTGGCTGAACCCATAATAAACTGGCCGTCCAGATCCTCATTATTCATCCGCTTCATACCATTACGCGCCTGAGCGACCCCGCGCGTGAGCCTTAGGTTCTTAGCGAACTGTAGGTACTGCTCTTTCAGTAGCACAGGGTTCGTGCGAGACTCCATTCCAACGAAGCCCCCATCACGATCCGTCTGGTACTGAATGTTGGGCATTACGCTGTCCAGAAAGGAATGTAGTAATATGTGCCGTCAATTCTAATCCTGATGGCGTTTTGAGGATTGTTTGCATCCCACCCGCTAGTAGGGGAAACGGCCCATTCTGTGGTAATGTCCTCAATCCTACTTCCACTAAAATTAAACGCTAATCCATTGCTATCAACTTTAAGCGCCGCCGTAGCATCGGGAGCAACGCCGATTCCGACCTTGCCGTGCTGATCTACGACAAAAGCGGTAGAGTCAGGCGTAGTACTGTCTTCGACAGTAATGGCGTTGCCAGTGCCATATTGAGTAACACGCAAAGCGGCGTTTACAGTGCCAATAGGAGTCTGGATAACCTGCGGAACAATGAAGTTATTTGCAGAGTTTATGTTTGCGGTAGTCCTGACTACTCCGCTGGCATCTCTAAAGTTCATCCAATTTCCTCCAGTAGCAATCCACATATCGCCCGCAACAGTAGCCGCCGCACTTGTTCCGCCGATGCCGATATTGATGCCAGCGACACCAGCAACAGAAGTAAAATTAACTTTTCCAGTGGCAGTCCCACCAGTCAGCGGAAGGCCAGCCGTAGTCTGCACAGTTCCGTTAGGAAAGGTCAGACCGCCACCATTAGGAGCAAGGTTGAACTTGCCATCAAAAGGGGTAAATGTGTGGTAGTAATGCGTTCCAGCACCTGTGTCATTGTATGAGTCGATGACAAGATTGGAGTTAAGCACATTGCCTAACTGGGGAAGCGCCAACTCGCCAGACATTGTGCTTCCTACCAACTTTACAGCGGTAGGATCAGATTCGATGGTAATACCTACGCCACCGCCGCCTGAAATCGTGATAGCCATTAGGAGTTGGCGTAAGCAAGGTGAACTGTCGTAGCGGCCTCAGAGGAGATCAGACGCACAGTGCCATTATAGTTCTCCTGAGTGATAACGCCAAGGGGCGCGATCCGAATGCCTAGGGCGCCAGTGTCAGCGAGGATCGCCTGAACAGTAGCGGTTGTGGAAGTGTTCTGGATGACCAAGGCAACGCGGCGAGTGCCAGCGGGAGCGGTAGCGAGAACCTGCGCGGCCGAGGTGCCAACGGAGATATCGGCGTGAATGTAGCCTTTAATGAAAGGCCCAGAGAATGCGTTATGGTTGCTCATTTTAGTATGTGTCGATAAAGTTGATCCGTCTGATCTGGCCCTGTTGGCGCAGTTCCTTGTCGTATTCCTGCTCTAGTACGGCTGAAGCATCGATGTCGGCCTTGCCAGCGTCTTCGTACTGCTGTTCTGATCTGAGGAAGTCCGCATAGACCGCGCGGCTAATGTAGGACGCGAACATATATGGGATCGAGACCTTGACCCATCTGGCATCGCCGCCGCCTACAAAGACTGGCTTTGTTCCAATAGGAAGAACGACAGCAGTTGTATAAAAATTGGCCGTATGGGCGTACCCAGCGACAGGCATCAGTGTGCCTAAGCCAGACGAGGAATCGAAGTACACTTGAGCGCCAGCGCGGTATGTTACCGAGGCGCTCCAGACATCTCCGAACATTTCAGGTCTCTTGATCCTATATTCAACCCATACTGTAGTGATCGGGGTATTTACCACGATAGTCTCTACATTATTGATCTCCGTAAGAGCATACGAAACATACACTGCCTGTGTAGTCGTAAGCGGATTCTGGCTGTATACCCCTACCACTTCGCCAGAGAGCGTAGGAACCGCTACTGTCCTGAGGCCAGTGGTTGCGTTTACTGTAACAGCAACCTCAGCAAACCTAGTAAGCGAGAACCACGGAAATGACTCCCAAGCAATCCGAAGACGCTGGTTGGCAAATTGCCGCACAGTGCGGAATTGCTGTTCCGTGATATTTGACAAGTCGTACCCGCACAGGTTAACCGCGTCAAACAGGACAGTACTGAAGTCAGTAGTCCTCACAGCGGCTTCCCTTGTGCGTCCGTGATCTTAGTATCAAATAGCAACTGAGTCTTGGAAGTGGACTTAACAACACACTCTGGGTTGTCTCTGAGAAACTCTCTCAAGAATCCTTTATCCTTCCAACAGTCAGGGCCAAGTTTGACACACCAAAAATAGTAGGACTCTGGAGGGATACGAGCCATCAACTGGCCCATACCCTCCACAGTCCGCGCGTCACCTTTGTGATTGGCTTTAGCCGCCCACTTCAGGTCGTGCGCCGTCTTGACCTTCTTCATCCCCCAACCAGTGCGGAGTTCTTCGTGAAACTCTTTTGTGAGTTCCGAAGGAAGAGCCTCGGCGATCTGGCGGGAGATGTCCACTTTACGCGGATTAGAGGTCGAACTTACCGAAGGCGAGCGGGTTGTGGACGCAAAGGCCCAGAACCATCTCGATAGCGTTGGCAGGGCCACCGCCGTTGTCGGTCAGTTCAATGACCTCGGCGATGTTGCCGCCGTAGCGGATCTCGGTGTGTTCGAACGGAACAATGAAGCCCTTGTTCAGGTTCGGCGTGAATTCGCCGAAGGTACCCGAAGCAGGATCGGAATCGACATCACCAAGCCAGTTGGAGATGTGGAGGTTGATCTGGCCGAAGTCGCCTTGGAAGACATCGATGTACTGGCTGTATGTCGTATCGCCACCTTCGCGCATAGTGCGGATCGGGGACGAGGACAGGGCGCCACCACTCGGTGTCGTGTAGACGAGGTTGGAGAACGCGCGCTTCAGGTTAACGGCCAAGAGGCAGTCCCAAGTGCGGTTCTGGCCGATCTGCTTGTACAGGGCCGTGAGCATATCCTGACAGTGCGACTCGTTCAGGGCGGCGGCGTTAGCGCAGGTGTTCGCGTTAGCGACAGTACGGCTGGTACCACCAATAGTCTTCGTGGCCGAGGCCGCGATGATGTTATCGGCAGGTGTGCAATACTGGTCGGGAACAGGAAGCGTAGCGTCCTTCTCCCACTTGGTCTTAGTCCAAGAGTCCAGAGCGCGTGTGCGATAGCCGACAGTGCCGTTATCAGCCTGAGCGGTCTGGGAGGAGGTGAGGGCGACCTCGACATCGCGTTTGATCGCGAGCATAGCCTTAGCCATCTGACGCGAGCGTTCCGAGGGCGTACCAGCGAGACGAACCATATTGGATTCGGTCAACTTGGAGACGCGGAACTTTCTGCGGAAGATCTGAGGATAGGCGGCGAGGGTCGCTCTGTAGCCGATGGTGAACTGTTCCATCTTGGCGCCACCAGAGGTGTCACCAGTCGTGGATTCGTCCGTGCCGTCAATGACAGGCTGGACGCGGGGGTCGGGATTCTTATCGACCTGCCACTGGAACAGGGTGTTGGAGGGTTCGGCGCCTTTGCGAGCCATCGTAGTGAAGGGGGTATCCTTCGCTTCGACCAGCGTGATCATATCCGCGATATCCTCGCGGCGACCGACTCTGTTTGCTTCGCTACCAGCGTTGTAGCCCTGAAGATCTCTTTCGAATAGTCTTGCCATAGTATTTGGTGCCTTGCGGCGGTTTTGAACTAACGAGACTTTAACCTAGCCTCAATGAGGGACGCGAGATCATCTCTGGAACCACTCTTAGTAAACCTTTTCTCCATTTCCGTGACAGACGAATTTTGGTTTGCTGTCGATGGACTGACGGAGGGGCGAGTGGGCTGTAGTTGAGGACGGCGCTGGACTGAGGACGAGGATTCCTTGACCTGCCTTAACTGCCGATTGGTCATACCATAGACGAAGTCTCCGATAACCAATTTGTAGTCTGGGAAGGCGCCAAGTTCTGGGAAGTTCTTCAAGAGCGCAACGGCGGTGTTGTACTCTTTGGTATCCTTTTTCTGCCACCACGGATATTCTTTCTCCGCGATAGGATCGAAGTGACGGCGGGCTGTAATGAACTGAGCCTGAGCGGGAATATTGGTTTCAATGTCCTTGAGAGCGTTGATCTTCATCTTACGGACTTCGGATTCGTCCATATGGATTACTGTACCATCGCCCTTGGGAACTTCGCCACCATAGGGATTCTCTTCGCACCAGTCTCTGATCTGTCTAGCCTGTTCCAGTGACTTTTGCAGATCGGTCTCGTTCAGGACATTCCCAAACGGATTCTTACTGCGCGGGACAACTGGTTCATCTTTCTTCGACCTTACTGCTTCCAGTTCAGCGCGCAATCTGTCCGATTCAGCCTCGGCCTCGCGGCGCTTGGCTGTGATCTTATCGATCCGCTTCTGAATATGGTTGGGGATACCACTTCCCTCATCCTCGTCAGTTCCTGCGACATTCTCTGCCGAGTTCCTAGACGATCTTTTATCAATGCCAACGGACGACTGGATTCCCTCTGCCAGAGGGTCGTCGAGAGGTCTTAGTTGGTCTTCCACCGACTGTGTATCGGATTCGGTAGCATCCGTCCGCGATCCACCAGTGAGCGCGGATGTCTCGATGAAGGACGCGAGTCCTTCTAACGACAGAGGGCTGGTGTCCCCCTGCGGCTCCGCGTTTTGCGCGGTACTATTGTTATCTTGGTTGGGCATACAATTTAAGGACTTGTAAGAAGTCCGACAGAGTTTTGTGGATCTCAGAACCGAGGCCAGTTAGGCCCGAAATATTTACCGCGTCAACAAAGCGACCAGTACGATGCAAGGTTCAGCAACCTTGTGGAAGATTTGCCAAGAATCATACCACATCGGGGGCGTTCTTTCTGATCGCCTGAGTTCTGGCATCAATCAGGTAAGCCTTGTAATCGATAAGCGCTTCAACCCTTCCGCAGGAATGATGTCTGCGCTCGCTCGATAGTTCGGCCCCGATTGCGGACACAGTCTCAATCGAGATGAATATATCCAGTAGCGCTAGGACGGCCTCAAACGCTTCGTTGGTGCCTTTGAAGCCTAACTTGCGAAGGGTGTCCTCAGTGGCTTGGAATTCTAGATTATCGCTCATTGGGGCATACCTTCAGGAGGCATCGGAGGTTGCTGGGGGCCGCCTTGCTGGCCGCCCTGCATCTGTTGCTGGATCATCTGGATGGCCTGTTCCTCGGTGGCGCCCTGATCCATCAGTTCCATCACCATCTTGGCCATCTCGCCGCCTTGCGCGGAACTCTGGGCCTGTTCCTGAGCCATCTGCTGTTGACTTGCGACAGCCTGATCGCCCACGGCGTCACGCGCGCCCTGCTGGCCGCTGGCCTTGGCGCTGTTAGCCGCTTTGGCCTGTTCAATGACACCTTTGACCTGATCAGACATAGACGGCCCCTGAGGGGCAACGCCTGTCCTTCCGACCTGCTTATTCTGCTCCTGCTGGAGAGACATCTGCAAGTTCTGGACATACTGCTGGAACAACTGCTGGAAGTTCTCATCGCCCTGAAGCGCCTGTTGGGCTTTGGGGTTCTGAGAGAGGATCTGCTGGGCCAGTTGGAGTTTGTTCTGGGCCGAAGGATCGTTCTCGACCAACTGAGGGGCGTTGCCCAACAGCATAAGGCCGATATCGGTCTGGACATCCCTGAACATCTTATTGGACGCCTGTTCCGATTCAACGATGAGATCCTTGGCCGCATCTGGGGAGATCGTCTCAAGGATAGCCTTAACCAACTTGTTTCTGTCGATGACACCAGAGGAGTCCATCGGAACAGCAAATTTGGAGATGGCATCGAGTTTCTCCATCACAAGGTTAGTATCAACTTCGCGCACATCGAATTTAACGATGAAGTCGAAGCCGCCTTGGATCTCGGTAGCGCGCGCTGGAAGATCCATACCGCAGATACGCATCTTCTCTTCGGGGGTCAGGTACTGGAGGGCCAGCGTAAAGACCTGCTGGTAGATCTCAGTCCAGCAATGAAGCCATCCGTTGACCACAGACTGCTGAAGCAACTGGGATCGGACATCTTCGACATACTTGGAAGTCAGGCCGTAATAAGCCGCGTGTTGCGCTTCGACTCGCTCGATCATCGAGAAAGCGATCTGCGGGTTACCTGCGGGTGGGTCTAGGAATGTGTAGTCGTCCTTCGTGGTGACAGGAAGTTGAACGGCTGGGCCAATGCGGTTAAGAGCGCCAATGCGCTTGGCTACCTTGATGGGCGGCAGAGTTTCAAGGGCAGTTCTGTCGCGTAGCGAATCGTGCTGGGCCTTGATCTCGTCTTGGTCGGTTCTGGAGATCTCAGGAACACCGCGAGACTCCATAATAGGTCTACGAGTGACCTCGCGCGCGTACCCGACAAAGGGATACTTGCCGTGGTAGTAGTCTAGGATTTCGTGCTTGGCGTACAGTTCGTTTCCGACCTGAGGGCTGAACACTGTGAAATAGATCGCGGGGATGCCTTCAGGGCCGATTTGTCGGGCGTAGGCGTAAACGATCTCGATCATATTCTTACCTCTCCAGACATTGGTGCTAAGAACATTCGTAACAGGGGTGAGGGAAGGATCGTTGTACATCGATGCCTTACCCAACTGCGCGGCGGCGGCCTCGATGAAATCCTTATCCCATCCATCGTTCACGCCCATCGATCTGAGTTCAACTTCAGTGAGGAATGTGCGTCTGTAGATCACGCGCGCGCGCTGGAGGTCAGTGGTCTCCTGCGGGAATGTGATCTCATCATATGGCTTAAGCGCCGTGACGCAGGGCATATTCTTGATGATGTACGGCTCCTCGATCTCCGCTTCTCCTTTTTCTCGGAGCGCGACCACCATCTTCTTACACTTGGAGACGCTGGCGTTGTTCAGCAACTGAGACAGGTTAGAGGCGAGGTAATCGTCATTAGATCCGCTCTGGATCATTTCAGAGATGTTGGCCAAGACGGAGTCGGGAGCCTGTTCCTTGTACTGCTCTTGGATCGCCATAAGGTCGTCCATAGTCACCTTCTGGCGTCTGATGGCAGATTCCTGATCCCAAGTGATGTGGTAAACAGTCCATCCGTAAGAAAGAGCGTATTGCGCCCCAAGGTAAGCCTCGGAGTAAAGTTCTCTACTCTGTCTGTTCTCCAAGATCCATCGCATCAAGGTGGAGGATCCAGTAGCGGGGCCGCCGTCATCGAGCGTTACGCCGCTCACGCGCAACTGACTGCGCTGGAACGCCGTGATGAGAAGCGCGCTGATGTCGTTGATCGTCCGATCGACAAGACGGACGCGGACATCGGAGGCGCCTTCCCAAGGCATCGCGGGCTTGCCGTCTTGGCGAGCATCGCTGTGTTTCTTGCCATCGTCAGTCTGGCCATACCAGCGACAATAGCGAATGTCATCGCAAGCGGCTAGGCGGTCAAGGGACGAGCCGTTATAAAGCGACTCGTTATACTCTTTGAGGAGTACTTTAAGATCTGGCGTTTTCGATGCCGCCGCCAACTTGTCGGTGGTCGGAGTGTTCCAAGGCTGGATTTTCATTGATGTGTTTTAGGATTTCGTCCCGATGGAAGCGGTGTTGGCCTCCGAGGGTTTTGTAGGTAGAAAGTTTTCCGTCTAGGCGAAGCCTATCGAAGTAACGCGCAGACAAGCCAGTCATTTCAGACGCGGCCTTTCTGGACAGGAGTGGAGGATAGGTCATCTTAGTAGGAAAATGGAGTGGACGATTGGTAGGTCTTGTTGTCTTCGTATTCTGGATTCATCACCGCTAGGTAGCGTAGGCAGTCGATCGGATCCTTCGATGCGCCCTTCTGGCCATCCTGACCAGTCCACTCCTTTAAGCAGAAAATAAGATTCTGGCAGGATTCAGAAATATACAACTTGGGCTGGTTAATTGAACTAATTGGCTGTGAGGGATCGTAGGCCAACCAGTTGTTGATCATCCCAACGCCTTCCTCAATCGAGATGCCAGCCGCTTGGATCAGAAACATCGGGTCATCCCCTTGCTGGAATAGATCGATGATAGATGTACCGCCGTCCCTACCTGCGGCCTGTTGCGCGCCCGCGCGCGGATCAACATAGCGTTCAGCGATAACCTCAGTACCCTCTAGGTGCCTGATCAGTTCCTTGTAGTCATCGAGTCCTCGGCCAGCGTTAGTCGTCTGGGCAGGGCCGATCTTTCCGTCAGGCTTGTCTGATGCCAGCGCCCATTCACCCACCATAGCATCGGGCCACTCGCGGTAGACATAGCGGGTGCCATCTTCGGCCACGCGCATCCAAAGCATAAACCAGTTACGCGCTCCAGCAGGGTCGGTGGCTATGTAGTTTGTGCCACTAGAAGGGATCTTCGATGCCTCAATGATGTGCGTGTCGTCAAAGCGTGGGAACTGGTTGCCCTGTAGCGACTCGGCCCAGCCATAGGCGCGGATCTTGACCTCGTAGGACGATCTACCCTTCAGGCTCTTGGCTAGGTGGTCGAAAGGGTTGTAAGGATTGAATTCGGAGAAGAACCACATCGCATAGGCGCCCCTGCGGACACATTTGGCGATGTAGGGCATCTCGCCAGACTTGCATCCGATCACATTGTTGCCGCTTTCCAGCAACTTGGCTGGCTTGGTCTCGATAATCCTGCAACCAGCCAAATAGTCCTTAACGACATTTGTGTAACCAGATACAGGTGTGAAGGTTACGATCAATTTACCCTTTCTTGTGATATTTCGGAATCTAAGCGTCTCCACCCAGTCCAAAGGCACAAGTTCATCGCACCAGATCACATCCGTTTCACCACCTTCGATCACAGTGCGCTCCTGCGCGTAATTCATAAAAAAGCACTGGCTCCCATTGGGCAGAACAAAGGAATTCTCAGAGAATCCGTTCTTCTGGGTGTAGGCGATATTGGTTACCTTCGTCTTCTTGGCCTGTTTGAGTTCTGCTGGCAGGTACTTCCAGATCACGCTCTGTTGCATCTGGATGCTGGACTGGTTGGTCGTATGCAGACACCAGACGCGCGCGTTCGGCTTGTTGACTAGGGTGTAGACTACCCTTTTCGCCGCGTATTCGGTTTTTCCAGCGCGGTTACCACCGCTAAGTAGAATCTCATCATTCTGATCCAGAACTCTGTCGGCATCTTTCCAGAACCAAGGCTCGTATCCGTGACGATAGGGGTCGCGCTTTTCGGCTTCGATCTTGTCTTCGCGGATCTGGAGGATCTCGATGGTTTTTTCGTGGCCGTGCGTTTGGACAAGCGTCTTGATGTCATCCTCTGTCGGGGTATGGAGTACAGGGTGCGGAGTAAGGGCCAACGAGGTCATATTAACCTCCGTTTCTGGCTCTATGCTTCCTGCTGTAGTTCTTGTGGTACGCCCTATTGGTGGGAAGCGAGGGTGAGGACGCAAGGGTAGTCCCCTTACGCCTCAACTGCTTCGTTACAGCCGACTGATAGTACGAACTGCCCTTCGCGTATCTGCGAGTAGCGGATCGGTTACTGTTGGCCGCTTCCTTCACTTAAGTTCGTCCTTATCGACCTTGTCGTTCCACTTGGTCATATAGTTCTTGTACTTCTCGCTCACTACATCAGCGGCGCCAAGAGCCTTGTTGATCTTGGATCGATTATTTCGGGCGACAAGCACGGCACCTACGGCGCCAAGTACAATACCGACCAGAAGTGTAATAATGTAACTCATTTTGTTTGTGGGAAATTTGTGATATCAAATGTCGGATTCTGTAGAACCTTGAACTGATCTGTACGCATATGTCGGATCACTCCATCGTGTTCTAGTACGACTGCAAAAATATCGTTAGACCAAGTGCCGCCGTCCCTGACATACATCAGCCAGCCATAGCCAATATCGCTATGCACTGGGATCGGGTTGCGGAATTCGTGAATCATCAGAATCGGCCTTTAAATCTAGGGTTTCTGAGCGGAATCAAAAAGGTACTCATCCCACCTTCCGTGCGGGTTTCAACTTTCATCCCTCTAGTCCATTTGGAATTATCCCTCACCCTCATCATCCGCTTCGCGCCATTAAGCAGGACTTCCACAAGCCGAGGATTTCTGGGGAACACAGATATCACTGTACACTCGGACACCTCGGCCGCGTTAGCGGCCGACAAATTTTTTCTTTCTGCTTCCACCTGCACGGATTTGACGCCCCAGTGTTCGGACAGTTTGATGATGCCCTCTGGAGTGATCCAGACTGGCCGCTTCTCCTCAGGCGCCTTCGTGTCTTCGCGGTACCAATCAGTTTGGGGGCGAAGCAGACTGTAACGCAGATCGCTCATCGCTTTCCGTGTCAGGCCCATAGCCTTGGCCAGTTCGCTTTCGCGCGTGGCCATAACAGTCAGTTCCATACCGATCAGCACTGGTCAGTAAAACACACCTCGTCAAGCCTTTTGCAATAAAAAATGTCCTATGGGAATGCGTAGCGTAATTTTAACCCCGAATTTCCATCGACCCCCCCGCCCCCTGTCTGGCTGGTGCCGATCTGGGCGGGCCTTGGCTGGCCGATCCGAGGGGTCTAGCGCGGCCGTGGCGGGCCTTGGCCGAGGTGCCATAGGTCAGGTGCCGCGTAACCTTGGCTGATCGGGTGATCCGCGTAACTGGCTGGGCATCGATCTGGGGCGCCTTGGCTGATCCACGCGGTAGATGGGCTGGGTCAGTACCTGATCGGGCCTTGGAGGGCCATCAGCGCTCTTCTTTTGGGGTATTGCCACGCTTTCTGGAGCATCCGAAGGATGGGTGACCGACTGGGTGATCCGCGTAGGGGATCAGGGGCTACAGGCTGGGGAGGAATTAGGGGGAGGCTAAGGGGGCTGGCTGGGCCTGTGGGCTGGGTTGACTGGCCTGAGCGGATCAGGACTAGGGCTGAGGGGTGATCGGGCCGTGGCGGGGCTTCTGGACGGCTTGGCTGGGGTGGGGCAACAATAAGGCCCACCTTGCGGCGGGCCGTTGCTCTGGCGCGGACTGATCGGGTGGATCAGGCTTGGGCTTGGTCGGCCTTGCGCTGGGCCTTGGCGGCCTTGGTCAGGCTGGGGCGGGAGTGGCGGTAGAACGCGGCGTCCGTGGTGGCCTCGACAGTGGCCACGAACTCGACAGCGGATCCGAGAACCAGATTCCAGCCGAGGTCGGCGGGCAGGGAGCCGAAGGACTTGCGGCCATCGGTAAGGACGATCAGGTACTTGCGGCTGATGCCGTAGTCGCCATCGTATTCCTTCATCGAGACGATCTTGCCAGTGAGGGTCACGCGGCCAGCGAGCGGCGCGAGATCGGCGATGGTCAGGTTGGTGGTGCGCTGATCGCGGATCCGCTGGACGGCGAGCGCGGCGAACTCGCGGGACTTGTCGAGGCCAGCGAGGATCACGGCGCGCTGTTTCTCGGTGGCGCTGTAATCGCGGTGACGGAGTGACGCGGCGATGTCGGCCACGAAGCGGATGCCGCGCTGGAACACCTGTGCCACTGCGGCGGCCATTTCGTTGTCGAGGTCGGCGCCGAGGAGGAACTGTTCGCGCTCGATCGCGGCGGCCTCGTAGCGGCCATCGCGGTTCGCGGCATCGATGGCGTCAGCCAGTTCAGGATCCGTCTCGGCCAACTGGGCGAGGGCGGCATCGCGCTTCTGCTCGGTGCGGATCGCGGCGGCGCGCTCCTTGAGGCGATCGAAGCGATACTCATCGAGCGTGAGGCCGAGGCGGTTGTCCGCGCAGATGTGGCCGACAGCGATGTGCTTCGCGGTGGGCTTGTGGAGCGCGACAGCGAAGTAGCGCGCGCGGCCTGTGCCGCAGTGCTGGCACTGGGTGGGGCAGTTGCGCTGGCCGAAGTACTGCTCGTACTTGTCGCGCACGGCCTTCTCATCGGCCTGAGCGGCGGCGTAGGCCGCGCGCAGATCGGTGACGGCCAGATCGCCCATCTCGCGGGACGAAGCGGCCAACTGGTTGTAGCCAGACCAGATCGCGGCGATCTCGCCCGCATCGATGTAGTCGATGACGGAATAGTCGGTCGGATTGAACTGGGAGGGATTGTGGATCGTGGTCATTTTGGTGGGTGGGTGAGGTGGCAGTGGAACAGATCCACCAGCCCCAGTCAACACCTGATCTGCGCGGATCCTAGGACGGCCTAGGAGGCCCGATCAGGGGCGGGCCTAGGGGCGGGCTAGGGCGGCCAACAAAAAGCCCCCTTGCGGGGGCGTGGCGGGCGGCTGGCGGGCCGATCAGGCTTCGGTAGGGGTGAGGCGCTCGCCGATGGCCGCGACCTCGCGGGTGGGCCACTGGTTGAAGGCTTTGCCGTACTTGCTGAAGTTGATGATGCACTTCGTTTCGAAGGTGTAGGTCATCGGATTGCTGGCGCTGGGGTTCGTGGCGCTGATGTGGATCGTGGATCCTTCCCAGACGGCGCCGTTGCTGGTGGCGGCCACGATGGTGGAGTCGGTCATCCCAGTGTGGGCGTAGTGGCGCTCGGCCGTGCGCGTGGCGATCTTCCACGCGAAGCCGCCCACGAACTGATCAGCCTCATCGGCCGCGACCTTGTCGAGGCGCTTGGCCGCGACAGCGCGATCACGGATCGTGCGCTCGGCCAGCGGATCGCGGAACGAGGGGCAGGAGTCATCGCTGAACAGGAGGCGGTACGCGGGCATCTGGCGCTGTTGATCGCCGACCAGATCGTAGAAGTCGGAGATCGTGGTCTCGGTCTTCACGACCTCGATGGATCCGTCCGCGTTCTTGCGGCGGCGCGTGGTGCCTTCGCTGATCGCCTTGGCGGCCAGCGCAACGAGGTAGTCGAAGTCGCGCAGGTAGCGCTGGGCGATGCGCTCGGCGATCTGCTTCTCGGCGTCAGCCAGAGTCGCGCGGATCAGCGTGACGGCGGGCGTCAGCAAGCGCACCAGATCCTTCTCGGCCTTGGCCTTGCTGGCCTTGGCCTTGGCGCGATCAGCCTTCGCGGCGAGTTCGATGCGCTTCTTCGGGAGGCGCTCGGCGATCTCGATCCGCTCGGCGATCTTCCACGCGAGATCGAACAGGGCGCTGGTCTCGATGCTGGAGGAGCGGCCGCTGTCGCGGGCCGTACAGGCGGCGGTCATCGCGGCCTTCTCGGCGAGGCGCAGGTGAGGCACGGAGGCGGTGAGGATCTCCGAGGCCAGTTCGCGGAAAGCGGACGGCTTGAGGGAGATCAGGGCGGTGGCGTTGGTGGGATCGATGATCATTTTCGTGGTGGGTGAGGAGGGCAGTGGATCACTTGTTCGACTGGGAGTCAAGCACCTTGCAGATGATCAGGGCGGTGATCACCTTGGCCGCGATCTTGAGGCCAAGGCTGACCGCGCCAGCGGCCAGCGCTATGGCCCCTAGGAGGGCGAGCGGGGCGAGATCGGAGAGAGTCATAGGGCTGGGCTGGGCTGGGGGCTTAGACGGCCTTCTGGGCGGCGGCTTCGGCGATCCGCGCGGCGGCCTCGGCGGCGTTGCGGGCCTTGGCCGTGGCCACGATCTCGGCGATGGCTTCGATGTCCTCCACGCTCAGGCGAGTGTCGCGGATCCGCACTTCGGATCCGTCCAACTTCATCGTGGGGTAGTAGGCGTACTTGTCGCCTTCGTTGGCCTTGGCCTGAGCGGCGGCGAGACGGCCGTTGCGGATCCGCTGGGCCTCGTTGCGGGCGGCTTCGGCGGCGAGCAGATCAGGCGACAGTTCGGCGGCGCGCTTAGTGGCCCACTCGGCGCGGTGGCTGACGAGGTCGATCAGGTTGTCCAGATCGTTGATCGCGTTCTTCACGATGGTGGCGCAGTTGGTCGGCGCGAAGGAGTGGCCGTAGCCAGCGCGGCGAAACTTCGTGTTGCTGACATTGACCTGAGCGTGAGGCCACAGGGCGCGGGCTTCAGCCAGCGCGGCCAGAGGAGCCATCTCGGCGTGGATGCGCTCGGCGTAGCCTTCGCCGCGCTGGGCTTCGTAGGACGGCTGGTAGTTGATCGTGAACGACAGGATCTGCTTCGCGGCGCCGAAGGCGGCGTAGGAGTGATCCGAGTTGGTCAGCGAGCCAGAGAACGAGGAGTCCGTCTCGGAGCCGCCCTTGGCGAAGCCGTCCACGCGGGCGGCCGTCCACGCGGCGTAGAGCGAGTGCGCGGCGAGGTTGGCCTTGATGATCACCAGTTCGGTGACGCGGCTGATGAGACCAGTGTTGATGTACATCTTGGTCGCAGGATCGAAGTGGCTACCCTTCGAGATCTGGATCTCGCGCGTCACCTCGATGCCCGCAGGGGCGATGGCGGTGAGCGAAGCGATGATCTCGTTGATCGCCGTGGTCGGAGAACCACCGATGGTGATCTTCGACTTCGGGAGGAGAGCGGACTTGATGGTGATGTGGCTGAGGTTCATATGCGTATTGGTATTGTTGGTTATTTGGTGGGTGAAGGAGTGCAGTGGATCAGAAGTTCTAGTGGGTGTCAAGCGCTTGGATCAGATCAGGCCGTAGGTCTTTTCGATCGCCTGATCCACAGTGATCTCAAGGTCGTCCAGATCGGTCAGGACATTGGATCCGTCAACGAGCATAGCGGACAGCAGGGCGACCTCGGCCTCGGTCAGGAGGCGGGAGGCCCACGCGCCGCGCGGCAGGTGCGGCTGGCCTTCGGCGTTCTGCTTCAGGGTCAGACGGATGTCATCGAGGTAGCACTCCAGCAGGGCAACGGCCGAGCGGATCTGCTGGCGCGTGGCCTTGGCCGACTTCTTCGCGAAGGTCAGGGCGCGGGCGGCGTTGGTGCGATCCTTGTAGAAGATCGTCTGCTTGAATTCCTCGAAAGCGCGCGCCACAGTGCGGCTGATCAGATCGTTCGAAACACCGCCGCGATAGGATTCCTTCGGGCCGAGGATGTAGGTGACGGCGGCATCGCAGTGCGCGGTCTCAGCGGCCTTGTACGCGGCCCTGACGGCGGCGAGCGTGTTGATGCGCTTCGTGATCAGCGCAACGCGCTTGGCCGCGATGGGCTTGAGCGTGTTGAGCGCGCGGATCGCTTCGGCGACTTGGTGAACTGCATCGGTGGTGGTGATCGTGATGGCCATATGTGTGGTGTGTTTTGTGGTGGGTGAGGGGTGCAGTGGAACAGGTGTTCTACCCTGTGTCAACACCTGATCTGGGAGGGCGGCTGAGGTCAGACGATCCAGTCGATGACCTGCCAGATCGGGCCGCCGTAGATCGGCGCCGTGGGGGCGTCTAGGTGGCCTGTCAGATCCACCCCGCTCAGGATCGGGCGGCCGTCATAGCCCCGATGATCGGAGATCCGCGTGGCCCGCTCAAAGGCCGTCCACAGTTGCGGGCCGAAGCCAGCCAGCAGGTCATCGCTGGTACCTAGGGCCAGCACCACGCGCTCGGCGTCCGCGATCAGGTAGATCGGGCCGTCCACGCGGGGGATGACGCCTAGGTGGTGATCGGCCAGCGCGAGGGCCACGCTCAGGCCGTCCCGCGCCATCGACTGGCGCGTCATCTGGAGCGCCTCCCAGTACCCCTGATGGGCGGGGGTGGGGGTGAAGGTGGTCGCGCTCATTTGGAAATTTCCAGAGTACGAATTTCCGCTTCGATTTCTACCTGTAGATTTACCATCTCGATCTCGTAGCGCTCGCGCTGGTCAGGGGTGAGGTAGTCATCCCCAGCGGCGCCAAGGGGCGCGGCGAGGATGCCAGCCAGATCGCGGGAGCGCTGGCGCAGGGAGTGGAGGCGAGTAACGCTCATCGGATTAGCGGAGGTTGAGGTGGTACTTGATCGCTTCCTGCTTGAGCGAGTTGCGGAGCGCTTCGAACTGCGGCTCGTAGCAGACGCGATCAAGGTAGGACTGGACGATGTCGTTGGCCTTTTCCTGCGCGGCCTCTTCGGCCTCAAACTGCTCTTCGGTGAGCATCGAGTAGTTCCAGCCAGCGCCGCGACCTTCGGGAGTCGGAAGGTAGGCGCCAGCCTCGGTGAACTTTTCGATGCGGGCATCGCAGGTCAGGGCGAAGCCGCCGCGATCATTGATGTCCGTCCAGACCTGAATCAGGACGGAGACATCGGCGGCGTAGGGCTGGCCGAGTTCGGTCACGCCTTCGATGTTGAAGGTGAGGCCGTACTTGGAGCCGTCAGCCCAGATCTTGGACTCGCGGTTGCGCTCGGTCTTGGAGTTCGGGCAGAGGATCTCTGCCGTGTTGTTTTGCTTGGTGTTGTTGCTCATATGCGTGGGTGAGGATTTGAACGATGCCTAGCGTGGGGCCAAATGCAACATCATTTTTTACCCCCCATTTCATTGGGGTTTTCGTGAAAAACGCTGTTCAGGCCCAGCCCACTCCTGAGGATCTGGCGCACGGCCACTGGGTAGGAGATGCCGTAGCGCTCCGCGCGGGCGCGGATCAAAGCCTCCTCTTCGGGATGCACTCTGATCTGGCGCCAGCGCTTCGCGGGGATCTTATTTCTGCGAGTCGTCATCTTCAGGCGGTAGTTGATTCATCACTACAGGGAAGTTCTCCGCGCCGATGGATCCGAGGATGTTGTACTCGATGTGATCCACGGCTTGCTCTTCGGTCAGTTCTTCGATGTCGATCAGGCGATCGATCAGCAACTGGTAGTCATAGATCGCGACAGGGAAAGATCCGCTGGTGCGGCCGATGATCGCGGCATCGTAAGTCTCAGGAGGATCGAGGAACAATGCTTCCTCGTTGGCCTCCGCGATGAACTCACGCGCTCGGTGATCGGGCTTCTTGGATTTTTTAGAAGGGGACATCGTCATCAGGGGTTTCGACTGTGGGAGCGGAGGTGACGCCGAGCGATTGATCGAGAGCATCACGGAAGGACTGATCCTTCGCGCTGATGGCGCCCTTGAACGGCTTCGGCTGGTAGTTGTCCTGCCACCACTTCAAACTGGCCGCAGGTAACGATCCAAGTGTCTTCCCCTGCAACTTGCCGAAAGGGATGATCACGCTCTTCCAGTCGCCGCCAGAGACTGGCTGTACGCTCGGCGCGCGCGGCGCAGGTGAGGGAGCGGCCGCGATGCGTTCGTACTGCTCGACAGGCGCGTCCAGATCAGGCGGGTTCCACTTGAACTTGGTGCCGTCCTTCGTCTTGCCTTGGTACTTGCCGCTGTCGGTGATCACGGCCCAAGCCTCAGGCAACTCGTATAGATATCGGCCGATCCCTAGGTTCACCACGGCCCTCTTCATCGCTCCAGACGCGGCGCTCTTGAACGGATCGATGTCATCGCCTTTGTTCAGTTCGACCTCGCAGGATCCGCAGACAGTGCGATCACCGAAGGACATCGTCACTGTGCAGACGGCGCTGGATCCGATCTGCTTAAACTCCTCCTTGTGGCTCCAGCCTTCGCCGTAGACCTCATCGAGGCGCTCCATAGCGGCGCGGTTGTCGATGTAGGCTAGGCATCGCGCCCAGACAGATCCATCGCTCTTGGTGCCGCAGGATTGGATGCGCCACTCGATTCTGCTGGCAGGGAACGGAGCGCGTAGGTGTGTGAGGTTACTCATTGTTGGGTGTTGGTTTTGGGGAAATTTCAGTGGTGGCGTTAAGCGCCGCGATGAAGATCGTGGTGACCTGTTCGCGGATCAGGATCAGGTGCTTGCATCTGAACTCGTCTGGGAACATCGGTTCGTATCCCTCATCGATGGCCTTCTGCATCCGAGGCATCTGGACGCATTGGAAATTTTCGCAGGAGCATTCTCCGTGGAAATTGTTAGCGGCAAGATCGATCAGGTGTACCTGACCTTTCTTGGACGATGGCATCGTGTACCGCGTGGGGTGATCGTAGACTTCGAATTTCTTTTTCATCAGAATGGGTTCCGAGCATCGGACAGTTTAGAGAACTCGGCGATAGGAATGTGGATCACAGGCTCGATGTCCTGATCGTCTCCGCGCGAGTTGGCCGTGCGGCCGCCGACAGTGATCTCGCGGCGGGCCAGATCCTGAGCGTTGACCCTGTAGATGAAGACCCCATCGCTCCACTTGACCAGCAGGAAGGCTGGGCGGGCCGTAGCGTACTGCGCGCGGCAAACGCTCAGGTACTTCTCCAGCGAGGTGTAGAAGGTCTTGTACTGGGCGCGGGCGAAGTTCTTGCACCTGATCTCGATCCAGCCGACCACGCGGTTGCTCGGATCCACCACGCAGTAGTCGATCTTGTAGTAGCGCGGCGTCTTCACACAGGCCACACCCCAGACGGCCTCCACGGCATCGATGCAGATCTCCTCATCCTTGAGGTGGCCATCGTTCTCGTAGGTCGGGCGGCTCATCGGGACAGGCGGGCGATCCCGCGCTTGGTGACAGAGGGTACGGCGGCCAGCCTGTAGCCCAAGCGGGCAAACCCAGTTACGCCCAGATTCCACGCGGCGTAAATTTCCGATCGCGTTGGCTGGCGCCGCATATTGTGGGTGAGTCTGGATTCGACCCAGCGGAGGTACTCGGTGGCGTACTCGCGGGCGATGGCCTCATAGGAGCAGTAGGTAGACCAGTCGTAGGCCGTGGCCCCGCGTAGGCGGCGGGCGGCGCTAACCTGATCCCACGCGCGCTCGGACATCTGCCAAGCCCCACGGCTTTCGCCGTTGTCGCCGATGGCCAGATTCTGCATACGCGATTCGGAGACGGCCACAGCGGTTACGAATTTCTGGTCTACGATACTGGCTTCGCAGATCGCGGCTGAAGCCAAGGTTAGAAGGAGAATTCGCATTTGGTTAGGAGGGCTTGGATCACAGCGGATCGGGCGAACTGGCTGTTGCCAAAGGCCATAGCCTGAGCGGCGGCCGCCTTGGCGTCCTGCTCGTCTTGCGCGTCTGCGGCCATACCAGAAATTTCCGTTTCGGCCAGATCGGCCGCGCGCTTCACCTTAAACTCTTCGGTGTCTTCGAAGGCCACATCCTGCCAGCGGATCCATCCGCAAGACTTAGTCTCAAAGAGGATGCGCGTGGCGTGGATGATATCGCCATCGGCGTTAGACTCAGGGGCGGTGATCATTTGCATCAGCACGACAACGAAGTCGTTGGACACAGTAAATTTCCGCTTGGTGCCATCGATAGATTCAATGACTCCGTGGATTGGGATCGTGACGCGGGCGGCGTCATTTTTCGGTTCGTGTTGCATAGGAGGCTGGGTGAGGTCTTGAGGTGTAGGGATGTTGCACAAAGTGTCAAGAGGTGTTTTTATGTGGCTTGACTCTGGCCGAAGTTCTGTTCTAATGGAGTCCTTCACCCAACGCATATGAACAAGATCCACTACCTCAAAGCGACCATCATCCGTGGCCTCGCTAAGTCACAAGGCAAGCGCGTATCCCGCGCCTTCCTCAACGCGCTCGACCAGTATGTCGAAGCCAAAGTCATCGCGGCTTGCCAGACCCATAACGGCGGCCTCAAGACTCTCGATGCGGGCCTCGCCCACTTCATCTTCGTTGGTGGCCTGAAGAAGAAGACCAAATAATTTCCCCCCACAAAAATGACCACACCGATCAAGAAAGTCGTCTACGATCTAGACGCCGCCCAGTACCACGCCAGCGAAGGTCTTAGCAAGACCCGCTTGGCTTATCTCCTCAAGTCGCCAGCCCACCTCAAGGCTTACGACTCCAACCTCCGTGACGAGCCGTCCAAGGATCAGATCCTCGGCACCGCGATCCACGAAGCCACGCTGGAGCCTGAGAAGTTCCTGAAGAACTGGGCTGTCCTCCCTGTCGGGATCGATCGCCGCACCACTGTCGGTAAGGCCGCCTATGCGGACTTCGTGGCAGAGAACGCTGGCAAGAGCCTGTTGAGCGCGGAGGACTACCAGACCGCCGTCTCCGTCTCCCTGTCCCTGAAGCAGAATATGAACTTCGGTGGCGCCCTCCGTGTCGGCACCCCTGAGATCAGCCTGTACGCGGCCTCTGACAACGGCCTCCAACTCAAGGCCCGCCTCGACCTGTACGATCCTGAGCGCAATGTCATCTGGGATATCAAGACCACAATCGCGGCAGATCCGTTCGGATTTAGGAAGGAATGCTTCAAGTATGCATACGCCCTACAGGCCAGCCACTATCTTGATGTGGCCCGCCGCTCTGGCCTCGGCAACGAGCATACCAAGTTCGCCATCGCCGCCGTAGAGAAGACGGCTCCCTTCGCCGTTGGCCTGTATACGATCTCGGCCGAGAGCATCGCCAAGTGGGATGGCATCCGCGCGGGCCTGTTCGATGTCTGGAAGCGCGCCGATAACATCGGCCTGTACCCAGCCTACTCCTCCGAGTTCGTCCAAATCGAAGCCTGATATGGACAACATCACTGAAGTCAGGGTCGAACTCTCAGCGCTCAAGGCGCTGGGAGGCCAGTGCTTCTTCGCCATCGTCTACGCCTACCTCAAGGCGCGGGCGGTGGACGGAGTGGCCCGCGTACCGAACAAGGAGGCCGCCGCGCTCTTCGGCGTCACTCCTCGGTACATCACCTCCGCGATCACCCACCTGCGTCAGGTCGGCCTGATCACCCACTACGAATACGATGGCCGCAACCGCATCGTTCACCTGATCAAATAAGATGGAAAATCCATCATTAGGCTTTGTCGGCATCTTCATCCCCCGCGATCTCTGGCTACGAGCGGATCTCAGTGTCACCGAGAAGGTGCTTGCTGGGGTCGTAGACGCCTTGGACAAGGGCGATGGGTGCTGGGCGTCCAATGCGTACCTCGCGAACACTGTAGGGGTCGGAGAGAGGCAGATCCGCGACTACCTAGCGCGCCTTGAGGAAGCCAAGATCCTTAAGCGCTGGACTCAGGACGGAAACCGCAGGATCTCCAGTACCTACTCCAAGCCATCGAACAGTTCTTCGGTGGAGGAAAACAGCCACCCCCCTAGGAAGGAAACTGCCACCAATAGGGTAGTGGATAAAGTAAAAGATAATAAGAATAAGAGCGTATGTGTTTCAGAGGCTTTTTGTAAATTTAAAGTGGAGGTAACAGAGAAGGCTACGGAGTCATTCTGTCTGTTCATCGTTCATCGACAGGAGATCAAGCGGCCCCTGACCCAGCGCGCGCTGGAAGGCAATGTGGAGATCGTGAAGGCCGAGGCAGAGAAGAACGGCATCACATTTACGGAAGCGGCCAAGGAGATGGTGGACGCATCGATCAGGAACGGCTGGTACGGCCTGTTCCCTGTTCGCAAGGCCAGCCCTCACCTGCCCAAGAAGCAACTGACCAGCGAGGATCACAAGAATGGATTCTAAGCACGGCACCTGTCTGCACTGCGGGTGCAAGACCACTGGCCTGTCCTTTGAGATCGGCGGCAAGACTGTCCAGTTCGGCGCCCCCGATGTCTGCGCGTCCCCAGAATGCACGGCCAAGGCTGACGCCGCCTTCGCGGCCGCAGAGGCCAAGCGGACGAAGCGGGATGGAATTTCCGTTCCAGTAATGTTTCAGGACACTGACTGTTCTAGGCTCCCATCGCGGCTGGCCCACTTGGCCAAGAACTGGACGCCGCATAGCGGGAAGGGCAACCTTCTCCTGCACGGCACCACGCGGATCGGGAAGACCAGAACGGCTTGGGAGATCTGCAAGCGGCTCGATGCTATCGGAGTAAAGGTTAAGGTACTCACGATGCGCGACATCGAGTTCCAGTTGCAGGAAGGCTTCCAGAAGGGCGACTGGCACCGCGTGGTAGATCGCTGGTGCGGCCATTCGTTCCTATTCATTGATGACCTAGGCAAGGAGAAGTTGACCGAGCGAACCGCGTCAGTCCTGTTCCAGATCGTAGACGAGCGCTCGGCCAACCGCCGCGCGACTATGATCACGACCAACTACGATGGATCCACGCTCAAGGCCAAATTTCCTGACGCCGAAACTGGGGCCGCCTTCGTGGCCAGACTCCGAGAGTTCTACGACTTCAGCGGCGAGGCGACCTGAGGGTGGCTAAAGGGGTTGCACCCATCGATCATCACTTCGGTGAAGCCACCCTTATCCCACTCCAGTTTCATCACGCGCAGGTCGGCGATCTTCTGGTCAGCCTCGATGTAGCCAGCGATCACTAAGCAGTCCAAGATGGTTTTGACCACATTGTCCGCATCGGGCTTTGTGGTCTTCCATTCAATTTCCTTACAGGGTCTGCACTTGGGCGGCAGGTAGAACAGGGCCACAATGATCCGTAACGGCTTGCCAGCAAAGTAGGGCGCCTTGGGCTTTTGGGCGGCCAGAAGGGTAAGGAAGGCGGTCTCCCATTTCTTGGCATCGCTCTTCTTCATCTTGCCTACGAACATTTTGCCTGTCTGCTTGTTCTTTAGGATCTGCAACGCGGCTTGGTGGGTGGTCTCAGGCGGGGCGATGTCGAAGTGAAGGGTTTTCATACGCTGTCAGTAGTTGACCAGTTCGTACAAGTCGAGCAAAGTTACGGAATGGAATACGAGCCTAAGCCAGAGCGGATCCGAACCGACATCAAGTCGCGGCACAAGGGAACCAAGATCCCCAAGGAGAAGCGCGAAGAGATCGAGAAGCGCCTTGAGGCTGGCGAAGGCATCGTGGCCACGGCCAAGGCTGTCGGATCGTCCGAGCATACTGTCTCCGCGATCAGGAACGATCTTACGAAGGGCGTTGATACCAACGCTTGGAAGAAAGCCCACGGCGCCAACCTGATGGCGGCCGCCGCGCGGATGGGAGAGCGCTTGCTGGTTGAGGTCGATAACTTGTCTCCATCGCAACTACCATTGGCCATCGCGATCATCACGGACAAAGCGCTCTCCCTGAACGATCAGCCGACCACTGTCACGGAACACAGGCTGAAGATCAGCCACGATGATCTGGACAAGATGCTACGCGGGCAGGTCATCGACCTCCCACCAGAATTGCCGCCTCAGTAGTTCAGTGGTAGAACACCTGTTTTGTAAACAGGTTGTCGCGGGTTCAATTCCTGCCTGAGGCTCCAGTGGGCGTAGTTCAACGGATAGAACCGCCGCCTTCTAAGCG